CTGAAGGAGTGTTTGACGCACCAATTCTAACACACCAATCACCAATTATAGGGTGATAAAAAACACCATTTAATGGTATAATTTGATAAGATAAGAATTCACCTACGGTTGTGCCAGAATCAGAACATAAAGAATACTGATAGTAAACACCATTGCATTCTAAACAATCGTCACAGTTTGTGTGAGGTTCAAAATCTAAAAGGTAATTAATTGTGACAGGGTCGGTAGTTTCTCCCGAAACCTCAAAACAACCTGTATCTTTTGATAAATTTGATACGGAACCATTTGCAAATAACTGAGACCCCCAAACAACTTCAGTATATTCAGAATCTAAACAATTCACTAATAAAATTTTATTATTCGCGTTATCCAGACATGTATCACATCTTACCGCTCCATAGTCTAAGACAAATGTACGTGTTGGAGTGGATTCAATAGACACTCTTATAACGGTTCCACAAAATTCATCAATACCGTCAGTATATGAAATAAGAGACCCTATTATGTTAGTAGATAATATTATATAATCTATATCTATAGTTAAACAGTTCTCAACTTCATACATTGAGCCGTATGTTGATAAACATGTTTGGCAATCAGAAACAGAATATTTTTCAGTCAAAACCGCAATTTTATTAGAATTAACCAATCTATTATAATCATTTATAGATAAAACTGAAATTCTATTAATTAAAAAACATCCTTCAGATAAGGACCCATTAAGTAGGTATTTAAAGTAAAAAACTGATGACGAATTAAATGAATTGTATTCTAATTCTGAAAATTCAGAAATATTTAAAATAATTTGAGTACGATTAAAACAATTGTCAAATGTTACAACCGCACTATTACCCGTTAAACAATCATAACAATTAGAGTATTGAGTTAACGCACTTAAACTGGTACTTGGGTCATCCAACAAAAACAAAATCTCGACACACTGATTATTTGATTTTTCAGGATTTGTAATGTCATCTACCACAAGCCACGTTTGACCTGTTGAAACCGTTTGCCCACTAAAGTTTATATTTGTATTACTAACTGAAATAGGATTACATACTATTGAATTTGAAGCCATGTCTATTTTTATTAATAAATATCTTTATTTAAGAATTTAACCCAAACATTCCTCCTAAAGATACCGCATCCAATAATACAACCGCATTTCCGTCAGGACGAGTCCATGTAGGATGTGGGGGAACTATTGAAGTTGATGTAGCACCTGAACCACAACAGTCATCACATATATTACAAACCAAATATTCTGTACCTGCACTAAAAGTCATATTAGGAGGTTCAGGATTTAATGCTATACAAATAGGGCAGTTTAAATATTGGTCATTAAGACCTACTAAATTACCAACAGGTGTTACAGGACAAATTTCAGGAAAAGTTCTACAATAACCATTTGAATCTAATAAACAATTAAAAGGGGTAAAGTCTGAAAAATTTGCATAATTTGTTACCTGAGTCCATGCCGAGTATGATAAATCAATAACTTCAATTTCTTGTGTATAACAATTAACGGTTCTTAAACCTATCGTTGTACCACTTGCACATTCTTCACAACTATTATATACTATGGATGTTGAAACAAAAGAATTTGTATTAAAACTACCTTCTCTAATTAGTTCTACACAAAACAATTCGTTTTCCCCCCATAAAACTTGTCTTATTTCACCCACATTACCAACTCCACCTATAATGGTTAAAGATATTTGAATATCTGTTCCACAAATATTAGCATTCCATACACCAACAGGAGGTACTACCGAAAGACAATCATTACCAATAATTGCACTATATAATGTAAAATTAATACCAACTATCGGTTGTGGGATAGCATTTAATCTTAAAACGTATAAATCTTCGTTAGGGTGATAAAACACAGACCCTACTGGAATTATTTGGTAAGATAAGACTTCACCTACTTTAACTGTTGGTTCGTCACAATAAGCATATTCATAAATTATACCATTACATTCCAAACAAGATGTACAGGTAGGTTGAGGTTCAAAATCTAAAAATAAATTTAATGTTACTGGGTCGGTTGTTTGTCCTGAAACCTCATAACATCCTCCACCAAATTGTAAATTAGAAACACTTCCGTTTTGAAATAATTGAGACCCCCATACAACTTGTTGTATGTTTGAATCAACACAATTTGTTATTAAATATTTATTATTTGCTTGTTCTAAACAATCATCACATCTAACATCATTACCATAATAACTAACAAATGTGTATTCAGGTACTGAACTTTCTGATAAACCAGCAATAACTCCACAAAATTCGTCAATTCCGTCGGTATAGGAAATTAAATCATTAAGGACAAAACTGTTATTTGGTAATTGAACATAATCTGTCTGACCATCAATAGCACAATTGGATACCTCATATATAACAGGACTATTTAATAGACATTCTTGACATCCTGTAAAGGCAGTGATACCTACCACACCTCTTACAATGTCAGCGCCAAAATTTTGTAGTTCGAATTCTATTTCTTCATACTGTTTTAATGTAGGTAAAAATGGTTCTTTAGTAAAAAAACAACCACTAACAGGAAATCCATTTACTTCACATTCAATATAATAAGTACCATCAATAAATGTTGAAAAAAACGGTTCAGTTAGAGCACTAACATCAATAACCAAAGGAAATCGAAAACTTCCGCTACAAGATTCAAATACAAAAAGACCATAATTGTTAGACCAACAATCGTAACAATTTGAATATTGTGTCACCGCGCTAAACTGCGAAGTAGGTTCATCTGTATTTAATGTAATTTCAGCACATAGTACTTTATCTGCTGCCATAGGGTCTAATGAATTTGAACAATACCAAAATTCACCTACATTTATTACGTTATTATTAAAGTTTATAGACCAAATGTTGGTCGGAAAAAAACAATTTATTGCGTTTTCTATTGCCATCTTTATTTGTAATTAACTATTTGGAATTTTATTTGTTTTTTATAAGTGTTAACTTCACTAGAACTTTTAACTTGAATATCAATATAATATTCATTTGGTATTTTATCTCTTGTATCAAATATGAAATAATATTCATTAGGAGTTCTGTTTATTTTTGTCCAATCTTGTACTTGTACTTCAGTTTGACCTTCTCTCACATAGACCCTATATAGAGCATCTACTTTTTGTAAAAGTTTATTTGTTGTATAAGCCTGTTTAATAACAACACCAACTTTTCTAATGTCAGTATTAAATATTTTTTCATCTTGTTTAATACCGTAGTAATCAAATCCGTATAATTTTGGTTCTTGTGATTCAGTACCAATTTGAATAGAGTTTTTAAACGGATAAAGTGTAAAATCATTCAGAATTGGATTTATTGGGAATCCATTTAAACTTAAATTTCTCCATTTGTCCGAGAATGTACAAGGAGTTTTATAACTATTAAGAGCGGGTACCGTGACTTCATAGACCCCCCTAGTTTTTTTACAAGTTGGTAATCCTGTTAAAATTACATCACCACTGTTATCAAGAATATCTACAACAGGATTAAAATCTAAATTAAGTGGATTTCCATTGTCGTATAGATAAAGGTATAAGTGATTAACTCTACCTAACGTAAACAAATTTCTATCATCATCAATAAAATCATTATAATTTGTTTCTAAATAAGGTTCATAGAATGTTTGAGTATGACGAGTAAAAAACTGAACTTCATATATGTCTGTTAATCCTGTTATTTTTTCTAATTGTGGTTTGTAAGCAATACCCCATCCTGAAACATTTGTTAGAGTACCATTTAAAATTGAGTTAATTTCATCTGTCATATCAAACTCAACATTCTCATCCCCAAATTCAAAATGTTGGGTTGCAACAATAGTTAAATCATTATATGTCACATTACCTATGTTAGTATTACTATAGATACCTGGTTGAGTCCAAACACCTAAAGTTGTGGTTTGATACCAATTAGAAGGTCTATCTGAAAAATTTTTATCGAAATCACTATATTCGTAAACTAAATCCGCAAAATCATACCCGACACCCTCATCCCAAATTTGTGGTCTATCCATATCGTCGTTAATGTAGGGTATTCTAAATAAAACTAAGTCAAATGAAGTTGCCCTCATTCTCCCTTGTGAAGTTCTTGTGTTTAGTAACTCACGGTCAAATGATGAGGTGTTTATCATCCTTAAAGTATGTTTTGGTAGTGGTCCGCAATTTTCATCTAAAGAAATTGTACCATTAGTAACTTTTTCTTTAAGTAAATCTAAATTCAAATCAAATATAAAACGACTGTACCCGTTAGGATATTCGGAAGTGGCCAAAGAACCAAAAAATAATTCAGTAACAGGGTTCCTACCCGTGTTAGTGAAGCTATTAGATATAATAGTGTTATTTTTACTGAAATACGAATTATTAATTGACATTAAACGTTGTTTGTTTAATAAATATCAATTAATTCGAATATTTTGATTTAGGATTGTATTTTCAGCTTCTGCTAATATTTGGTCAATCTCAGTACTTGTTTGACCGTTCCCCGCAGCGACAGGTACAGGTGGCATTGTTGCTTCAGGATGAACGTGACCTTTAATATATGAAAATATCTTTCTAAGTAGTATCATTAACTCATCTCCTCTTACAGTCGGGTAAGTTTGGGTCTGAATACTTTTTTCACTACCTATAAATTTTTCTTGAGGGATACCGTATAAAGTTTCACTTAAACTAATTTGTCCTTTAGGTCCTGCAGAATCTTGGGATAGTAGATAAATTCGTTGTCCTCCTAAAATACCATAAGTTATAGAACTTTGACTATAATTAGCAGGGGTAACCGTTTCATTAACAACTTGAGAGCTAGGTCCTATTTTTGGTTTACCATTATTATTTTCTGACACTAAAAAGAACCCACTCTCTTTAATTCCATCATTTATTTTTATTTTCTTATAAAATCTTTTGTAATTAACAAGTTCGGCAATATCATTTGCGGTTGACGCGGTGGTAAATTTATTTCCTGTTTCATATGTTAATTTTGATGGGGTTACTATAAATGGAAATTGGTCCACAACATTTGGTGTTGATGGTAGTAAAGGATAATTTGGGTCGGGCTGAATATAACTCGCAAATATTCCTTGAATAGTTTTATTAATGATATTAACCGCAGATTCAAATGAAACTGAGTTAAAATTAATTCCGCATAAAAACGTGTAGTTTGTCCCGTCTGAAAGTTTAGTAATTGTATCCGATTTAAAATTTTTTGTGTTAACACTTTCTGATGGTATAACGTTGTATAGTTTCACCGAACCATTAAAAACATCTTGAGTATTTTCTAAGTTCGTAATGTCCCATATTACTAATTTTTTAACGACTTTGACAACTTCTTGAAGTCTTGCAAAAGACTCAGGGTTTTCTAAATTTTTTGTTTGAGGGAAATAAGACAACTGTAAAAAAGACCTGAGAGGGTTCCCAACAGGTAACCGAGTTGACTTTAAAATTTTAGTTTTCCCCGCTCTTATTAATACTTCGTCTTGTTTAACAATAACATCCGCACTTCCTCTTCCTAATAAAGAATTATCTCCAGGTTCAGGAAACACTCCATAACTATTTTTATTACGATAAGTTCCATCAGTGTTTTTTATACTTAATCCTTGTTTAATTCTGTCACCTGTCGCTAAAAATTTCTTTGACCCTTGGTAATACTCGAAGGGGGACAACATTGGTGAGGAATAAGGTCCTTGTATATAAAATTGGTTTTGGAAAACAAATTTTTTATTTTGATAAATAATATTAACGTATTCTCCTTTTTTTGGAATTTGACTTAAGAAAAATGGTAACAAAGGTAAAAATATCAAAGGGTCTTTACTTGACCACTTATCTTTTTCTTCATTCCAATTAGGAACTGATGCAATTATATCTCTATAAACTTCTGTTTCAGGCATGACTCTTAATCTACCTAACATCATAGGGTCTTGGTCATCAAGTACAATACCTGGAAATATAATTTGATATTGGTTGTCGTTAGTTATATTCATTTCTTAACTCTACTTTCGTATTCTTTTAAAATTAAATTATATGTAGTTTCTAATTTGTCTAAATGAGTTGACAATTTTAGAAGAGTTTCTTTAGTTAAATTAAAATCTTCTTGGATAAAATCCATAGCAAATGTTAAATCCTTGTTTGAATGGGATTTATAATCTTTAACTATCCTCAATACTTTTTCAGCGGTTTCTTTTTTTGTCATAATTTTACATTTTTTTACCGAATGCACTTGCTGGTACTGTTAATCCTGCAGGAGTTGTACTAAGAGCACCAATCGCAATTTGAACCTTACCATTTTCGGCCTCTTCTTTAGCTTGAGCTTTCATCTGAGCGAATTTGGATAATACATTTAAATTAGGACTTCCGTCAGGCATAGGACCAGTTGGTATTCCTAATTTTTGCATTTCTTCAATAGTACCGATAAAGGCTCTTGTTTCAGAATAACCATCTAATATCTGTGAAGCAAATAACAGAGGTAAAGGAACTTCACCTCCCCATCCCGAGGCGGCAATATTTAAAAGTTGCAGGAGCTCGTCAATAACACTTTTACATTTCCTCCAATCTGAAATTAATTGGGCTAATAATAAAAGTAATTGAATAAGTTTTAGAATCATAGTTATTCTTTTATCCGCCTTTTCTTTAACCAAATCCATTATAACTTGTTGTATCAAATTTTGAATATCTTTTTTAATTAAATTAAATAATTCTTGGACAAATAATGAACCTACTTTAGAAACTAAATTAATTACAAATTTTCTAAAGTCTTTTGCAAATTGCTGGAACGAATTAATCCCATCACTAACATTTTGGCCAATTGCTTTTAACATTGTCATTATAGGTAACAAAATTTTTGGTGTTAAAAGAGCAAAAATTAGACCTTGTGCCAATAGTTTAATAAAGTTAAAATCAACAGACGCTTGGATATTAGCCTCAATACCTAAACCATTAAGTTCAGGATTGTTAGCCAATACATTAGTTACTTGGTCAGCGGCGTTTTCTAAATCTGAATCGGGTACAAAATTTAGATTATTAAGAGCATTAAGTAGAGAAGTTGAATCAACGGGTATGTCCACGTTACCACAATCCTCAAATTGGATAACCCCTTTTTTAATGTTTGCGATTCTTAAGTCAATATTTCTTAAATCAATTTCAGTAAATTCAAAAAATGAATCATCAATACCATCAGTTTCTGAAACTTTTGCAACCCCGCTAACATCAATTTCTTTTACAGAATCAAAACATAGACCAAGAATTCTTTGTAAAATTAACATGAATTTACTTGCGTCTTCCGCTTGTACTAACCCTACATTGGCTTGTATTGAAATCGCACCACAAAGAGCTTCAATAATCTGTGCGATAATATTAGTAAAATCAACAAGTTTTATTGTTTTGTAATAATCTACAAGAAATTCACCTACTTTATTTATACCTCCCACTCTGTTTTGTAGGGTTATTTTAAACCAAGGACCTGTTTGACCTAAATTGTCTAACTCTACATACTGTATATCAAATAATGCTTGAGTCGACGCTCCTAAATATAACTGACCGTTATCAACTGAGTAAGGTTGACCACTTTGTATTCTTTGGTATAGTTCTCTATTCATCGAAAATGGGAACGTCTGAATGGCAATTGGATTTTTTTCGTATAAAACTTTTCCTATTTCATCCGTAGGGTCTTTTTTTAACAAAGAACCTAAATCTACTGATGATACTTTAATATATAAAACTTGACCATTAAACAATTGTTGTTGGTCACAACCGACCGCATTAATCGCTTCAGTTCGTAAAATTTCTAATATTTTAGGCTCAATATTTTTTAAGGCCTGTAATAGTAATTTTTTAATATATTTAGATGAATTACTACCCTTACCTCCTGTAACATTATTTAAATCTAATAATTGCTCAAATTGAGATTTAATTTGTTTTTGGTATTTTTTTTTCTCGTTTTTAAACTTATTGATTTGTTCTGTTACCTCAGATTTTTTCTTGTCAAAACTTTCACCTTTTCTTTTTTTGGCTTTGTCATAATCTGCTTTAGCGTCCTTATATGCTTGGGTCGCCTTAACTTTATCTTGAATTGCTTTATAATCAGCATTTAAATCTAATGAAGCCATTTTACTTATTCATTTTGTAATTACCTTCAGACTTATTGATATCTTTCTCAAGTAAGTCTTTGATTATTTCATCATCAATATCGATATCGGAAATTGAAAAGGATTCTTTACTAGAACTCTGTTTTTCCCAAATACTTGACTGTAATTTAGATAAAGACAATTTTTTATCTACGCAGTCATTTATAATTTTTTGTTGTTTTTCTATTACAGGACCTATCAATGTCATATCTTCAGGTTCTTTCATCATAGATAACATTTTATTTTGAATTCTTATCGCAGTATTCCTCTGCTCAACAAGTTCGTTATAAATTTCTTGCATTAATGATAATATAGATTCCTTAGATAAATTAATTTCTTTTTTTTGCGGTCTTCCCATAATAATAAATAGTTATCTTGTAATTTTATTTGGCCATTTTGTCCACCAAGTTCACATATATGATTTTATATTTTTTCATAGAACTTCTGATTTCTTTTGTGGATAGGTTAGTCATTTCCCTCAATGACAATAGAATTATATTTTTGTTGAACTTATTATTAGAACTACCCTCAAAAATACTGTCGTAATTTTCAAAAAGGTCATATAACGCATAACCTAATTTAGTTTCATTTTCGTTTAAATTACCATCTTTTAAAAACTTGTCTAATTCGGATAGAAAATTTCTAATAACTAACTCTGAATCTACAGAATCTGAATCAATCGAATATGAGTAATCTGAATTATTTTCTAATATTGGAGATATATCTTCATAAGATATTTTTCTATTAATCTCTTTTTGGTCTTTTATAATTTGACCCATTAGGTAATTTTTACAAATAGTACCAAAATAAGAGTAAGCCTTCTTCTCTTTTGAAGGCTTAAACTTATCTATTTTAGTCATTAAAAACGAATGAGTGTCAGTATGAATTTCGTAAAAATCCATATCTTTTCGATATAATTTATATCTTCTAATAATAGAGGATATCATTTTATCCAGAGGACCCCTCAAAAAATCGTTGTAGATTTTATTTCTTTCTTCCGCGGAATCGGTTTCTAAAAATTTAATTACCGCCAATTCTTCACGAACATCAAAATAGTTTGTTTGTTTTGGTTTTCTACCTTTCTTTTTTGTTAGTACATCTGTTGTTCCCGTTAAAATATTAACTTCATTCATTAAACTTCAGAAGGTTCATATTTTATGGCTCTATCATTAATAAAGAAATATTCTTTTTTAGCCGACTCAACCCAAAACTTAACTTCATCTTCCGTCAAAATATTTTCACCGTTTTTGTAATTCCAAAAAATTGACCCTTCTCTTAAATTTACGTGTTTGTATCCAATTCTAGGGATTGACATAAATTTAACATTGTTATGTGTCATTCTTAAAAAGAATTCATATCCAAAGGTTAATTTAAAACTTGGTTTAATCAAACCAAAGTCAATAAATTTAGATTTTTTAATTACCATTCCTGATATTTGGAAATTTTGATAAGTTTGTAAAGTTTCGTTTGTTAACATACCCATATCAGATGCGATATTTAATGCAAATGTTGCTTCATTTGTAAAACCAGCGAATTGATTTTTTTCGTCAATATCAACAACGATTGGAAGAAACGCATCAATTTCAGGATACGATTCAGAGTATAACTTAACGTTTTTCATCCAAATTTTGGAGTACTCATCGTCAAATTCAAACAATGAAACCCATTCACCTGTAGAAACCCTAACACCGTGATTAATTTGTTCGGCATAATTAGGTTCTTTTGTCCAAACTTCCTTTTTAACTGTTAAATCACCAAAATCAAAATTGTTTAAAAATTCAACTAAAGATGTTTCGTCAGTGTGAACAATTATTAATTCTTTGATTTGTAGTGTTTGTATTTTAATAGATTCAATGGCCTTTGCAAAGTATTCATCGAATCCTCTTGTTGCCATAGATTTAATTGGTAGTATTACTGAGATATTAAATTTTTCCATAATATTATTCTTCGATTGTTGTAAATTTATTTAATTGTTCTTCGAATGAAGTTAATCTTGTGTTTATATATCCGTCAAATATCTCAACAACTTTAGAATCAAAGTTTTCTTTTGTTGGTAGATTATCTACGGTATTTTTCATTTCAGTTAAAAGTGTTTCACTAATATTATCCTCTAACCAATTTTGAAGGAAATCGGCAACAAAGTCTACGATTTGAGTTTTGTTATTAACCCATACACCGTTTTCCTCATTCATCCAATGAGGTAATACATTAGGGACTAATCCTAACACAGGAACTCCTGATTTCATAGACTCAAGTGGAAATGTACCATACGCACTAGTCTCATCAATCCAAATTGATAAGAAACTATCTTGGAAAGCTTGGGCGTATTGGTCTTCAGTCAAACCTTTCATATCTCTAAATGTTACCCATCTATACTGAGGGAATTTTAAATAAAATGTTTTTACTAAATTGGTAGTGTCCCTTTGTTCTCTTGAATGAATGGTAACTATTGGTTTAGAGGGTTTAGTTTGAGGTTTATACTTGTCAGAAATAAAAGGTTCTATAATGTCAAACGAAACATTTCTCATTACATTAGAGACAAACTCTTTTTGGAATTCGGACGTGGTAATACATTTATGGAATCCTGTTTGACCCCATGTCATACCTGGTTGTAATGTTTCTAACATATGGTCGTACGCTTGACATAGAACAATTTTTCCACAAGGTAATTTAGAAAGTTGAGCCATAACAAATCCATATAATTCAGGAACTATAATAAAATCTTCAGGAGCCACTTCTAAATTATCTCCTTCTATTGATTTATGAGGTAGAGATTCCATATACTCTTTTCCTAACCAACCCGCAACGCCAGTGTAATCAGGTTTCTCATGTAATATAACAGGACTAAACCCGTTATTAAGTAACGCCATTCCTAAATTGTAGATATATGCAATTGAAGCTTTTGCGTTACCTTTCGTGTCTTGTACCAACAAATAAATTTTACTTTTTTTGCTTTTCAAGTTCTCGATTGATTTTTCTAATTTTAATAAATTTTCTTGATTCATTTTTTTAATATTTATTTAATAATTTTTTATTAAGGAGTGTATTGAATGCTATTTTGAATGGGATGGACAAACCAGAAGCTTTAGCCCCTAAATTCTCATCAATTTCTTCACTTTCAGTTAATAATGTTTCAGTTAATACTTTAACCATATCATATTTTACAACACTAATATGATTTTCTGGAACACCTGTGTAGTCCTTAGGGGGGTCAACATTGATGTAATCCTCAATTTTATCTAAATCGAGATAATAATTTTCTCCTAAAATTTTTAACATAGTACAGTTTCATTTATTTTAGATTCTAACTCTTTTATAGTTGTTATAGAGTGAAAAGAATCGTTTTGTTTATTATATATTGTGTTATACTTTATAACCATTTTATCCTCAGGATGATTTTCTAAAAGATTTGGATTTGAAGTTATTAAAACGTCGATTTGATTCCACATTTCTTTTATGGTGTAGTTACTATAGAAAATAATTTTCTCAAATTGACACCCAAATTTTGACAAGAAAAACAATGATGCGGGTTTAGATTTACCTATTTCATCCGACACTATAATTAACTCATGTTTGTCCCTTAAATTAAAATATAAGTCGTTCAGGTCATTGAAGGTGGTGTACTCTGTTGATTGTGCGTGACCAAATATTTCCATAGGAAATTCTTCATATAAAAAAGAAAATAACTCCTCATCATCCCTAAATTTTAAATGAGATTTAATATCTAAGGTATTCATTTCTGAAATAATCTCATATTTAAATTCATCAGACTCCTCAATACCTTCAGTTTTTTCCACGTAGAATTTATTGTAGGTTTGTTCTATTTTACCCAACGTATTTCTAAGAACTCCGTTAATTTCTATACCAATCCTCATAAATTATTTTTTAATAAGATAAAAAAATTTTAAAAATTGTAATCACTCAACCAAAAAATAATTATTCTTCGTATTTTTCTAGAATTTTTGTTATTTTTGGATTTCTTACAATATCTTTTTTGTCCTTGAATTCAAAAACCGAAATATCTTCACCATCTCTAAATTTCTCAATAGCGTCCCATAAACCACTCTGAGTTTTATTTTTATATTTATCAGATTGCTCTACATCCCCTGAAATAAAGAACTTACTATTAAACCCAATTCTAGTTAATAATAATTTCATTTGACTTGGGGAGGCGTTTTGACCTTCCTCAAAAATTAGTATCGAATTGTCAATATTCATTCCTCTCATATATGCCAATGCAAAAACTTCAATAACATCTAAGTCTTTAAGTTTCTCTCTTGCTTCCTTACCAATAATTTTATTCATTAAATAATAAGATGGGAAAATATAAGGGTCTAACTTTTCCTCGACATTACCTGGTAGTGAACCTAATTTTTCTTCGGCTTCAACCGCAGGTCTTACAATAATTATTTTTTCGTATGGCGTCTTAGGGTCGGAAATTAAATCAATTGCCGCTTTCATGGTTATGTAACTTTTACCAACTCCAGCGGGACCTGAACAAATAGTAATTTCACTGTCAATTAAAGTGTCATAATACTTTTTTTGATTTATAGTTAAGAATTTTTCTTTGGTCTTCTTTTTTATTATTTCACCTATTAGTTCTTTTCTTGAGATTTTTCTATCATTATCTTGAGTAGGTGATGATGTTTTTTTTCGGTTTGTCATTTTTATTGTGTTTAATTTTTTAACCTATAACCCCAAAAATTTTATTTATTAATTTTGAGATAAGGTTTTTTTATGATAAAAAGTTTATTCTTTTGTTTGGGGTTATTTGGGTTTAGTTTATTGTAGTAAGATATCGGACTCTCCCATAATTCACATTTTTTATTATAAAAATAATAAACAGATTCCCAAAAAAGAAAATCTTTTTGATTTACAGATGGTATATGGGTGGAAGGCCATTTACATTGGTTTAAACAACTGGTGTGACTTAAAACATTACCAACGTCAATATGTTGATATATTGGTACGCTCGGGGTTAATCTAATATATCCATCACCCATAACTTGTTGACCTACGACCATACCAATAAAGTTATTTTCCAAACACTCTTTATATTTTACGTACATGTTTTCATGAAATAATGTGTCGTCGTCTAAAAAACAAAAATAACCCGAGTCTATTTTTTCTAAAACATGTTGACGTTTTTTAAAGGCTTCTTCGTCAAGACAGTCAACATTATAAATTTTAACTCTTTTATCGGTTTTAATAAATTCAAAATTTGGTTCTTCCCTTATATTAGATTTTGAAATATGCCAAGTGATATCCTCATCCATAAAAATGGAATTATATATACGTTCTAAGTTCTCAAATCTATACAATGGAGTTATTATATGTAACATTTAAATTATATTTTCTCTTATTATTTTACATGGATTACCATAAGCAACCACATTGTCAGGCATATCTTTAGTAACTAAAGAACCCGCACCAATTATAGTATTCTTACCTATGTTAACACCGTCAATTATAGTAGTACCAATACAAATTTCAGTATTCTCACCAATTGACACATATCCAGCAATTGAACAACTTGGATTTATTGTAACAAAATCGTTAATCACGCAGTGATGACCTATGCTCACATTTCTATTTATATTAACAAAATTACCTATTTTAGTTTTGGCTGCAACAACAGTATTAGGTTCAATTCTAACTCCCCTACCTATTTCAGAATAAATTGAAATTTCACTGTTTCTATGAATTAAATTAATAAAATTATTTGAGTCTAATTCTAACAAATCGAATAATTTATATTTTCCTATTGGTTTTGCAAACCCAAAAAACAGATTATTTAGACCTTTAATACTATTGATAAAATCGTAATTATGATAAATAAAATTTTTTTCAGAATTAAATCTTTTTTGGTTATCAAATACTAAAATTTTTGGTGATAAGTTTTTAGAAAAAAGTATATCTGAAACCATTAATAAGTGCGGTTCAGTAAATCCTATTGATACTACTGTTTTCATAGATGATAATTATTTAACCTATTAATTAGTTGTTCTTTGTTTTCTCTAAATAAAAAATCTAAAATTGAAGTGTTATAATTAAATTCATTTAAAATAAATGATAATTCAATATTTTTTTTAGTAAAATCTTCTTTGTTATATATGGAACTTCCGTTAGGTAAGTTAACATATTTGTGACAATTTAATTCCTCGCAAATACCGTATATTCTATTTTCTTTTTTATGTTCGACGTAATTAGGAAAGGATTCAGAACATAATAAAATTGTTTTATTAATACCTAAAAATGAAAAAACGTTTTTAATTGAATTGTGCGATATTTCCGAAATTAAATTTGACGTAAAACATGAATCTACTAAATCATATACTTCAGAGTTGACCTTTTTTGTTCCATATACAATCCTTAATTTTTTTAAAAAGTTATCCTTTTCAAAGGATAGGTCTTTTATTTCAACCTCATTTATTTTTTTAAATGAGGAACAATTATTTAATTTTAATACAAATTTTATAGTTCTATCTCGATTATCGGTTATTGAATTTCTATTAATAAATTTTCCTTTCATGTATGTTACGTAGTCTAAGGAAATAAAAACGTCCGAGGATTTAACCATTTGGTAAAATGGTATGTAAGGGAAAAAATATGGTTGATTAATCGATAAAATCACAATTTAAAATTTTTAAACCCTTTTTTTGAGAATTCATTGTGACTCATCACAGAAAAGTTTATTAAATCCATTATTCCATAGATTCTTTTTAACAAATCTAAATTAGTGGTTTTTTCTTTATTGTTGTAATATAAGTTATCTTCAAGACCTACTCTTAATCCGTCAAAATATAATAAACCAATTATATTGGATTTAAGTTGTTCTTTCCCGATTCCCCCTAAACATACCAATGAATTTTTTGGTTTGTTATGATAAATTGAAGATATTGTCGGTAAATCTGCCTGAGAGTTATACATGTTACCTAAAATCATATTAATATAATGGGGACCTTTAAGAATCCCCTTTTCAATTAAGTAATTTGTGTAATTAATCATACCTGAATCAAAACATTCTATTTCAGGAGTTACACCATACTCATACATCTTATCAATTAATTTTAAAATAATAGTAGGTTCATTCACTGAGGCTCCTCCTGGAAAGTTTAAAGAAGACATAGTCAATGACCCCATATCAGGGTATAACTCTAAAACTTCAGACCTCTTTTCAAATTCAGGAAATAGTCTACCAGTTAAAGACACACAAATACATAAATCAGGGCAATGTTTTCTAATTCCCTCAATAATTTCCCGATAAACATTTTTCTTATATGTATTATCTAAAGTAATCGGGTCTCTCGCGTGAATATGGGTAAGGGTAATACCTAATTCATAGGCCTCATGGACCTCTTCAATAATCTCATTTGGTGTAAGTGGTGCAAAAGAATTATCTTTATTAGTTTGAGTACCTGTTGGGGCGAAATTTATAATTTTACTCATTAAGATATTTTTTTCTTAAAATAAATTCATTACTTTCCGAAAAATGAGGAATATTAGTCATCTTTAACAAATCATAAACTAAACTACCAATAATTTCATACTCATCGGTATCTAATGTTTTTACAATATCGTTAACCGCAGGAAATACCTGAGGACTATGGTTTTTATCATTGTAATCATCAAAAACTATAAATCCTCCTTCGTTTACTAAGTCTTTATAGTTATTAAAATCATTTATCACCGCGTTATATGTATGGTCCCCATCAATAAAAAGAACGTCTACTTTTTCTATTTTAGATTTAACTAAATCAATAACATTATTAGACATTGAATCTCCTTGAACATATTCGTAATAACAATTATCGTGTTTAAATTTATTCACATTTTTTATTGGTATTTCTTTAGAAATAGGTTTACCAATATCAATACTATAAACTTTAGACACATTTTTATTTGTTGATACTAATGATGCGGAACCTCCACAATACGCTCCGATTTCTAAATAAGTTATATTATTTTTTCCCAAGTCATTACAAATATCAAATAAAATATGGTAATGATTATGGAAAGATTTACCGTCCATGTTTTTAATGATATGGTTAACCATATCTAATGATTCTTTTGTAATGTTAATTTTTTTTAAGTCTTTCGTATCCTTCTTCATCGTGTCGACAAGTTATTCGGTTTATTAATATACTTTTTAAATTATTTTTTTGTATATAACCTCTACATCTTTCCCATAGGTCTGCATCGGTAGGTAATCCACATACCCCTGTTTCTTCATAAATATCCCTATATAACAATGGAATCTTTTTAAAATTCATACATACTGAAGAGTGAATTAATGAAGAGGACCTAGGTTCTATTGGATAATACAAATCATTAGACTCTATTCTTGGTAAGAAAAAAAATGGGTTTCTGTAAGTAGATTTAGTACAAATCCAATCGGAGTTAGTTTTATTAATACATTCATTAATTAATTCTAAATGATTCTCATACCACCAATCATCATGGTCTAAATGACAGATATATTCATATCCTTCATTTAAAGCTTTTTTAACTCCGTGATTAATTGCGTTCACACCACCGTAAGACCATAAGGTATGACCTGTATATTTTTCTCGTTCTTTAGCAACAGGTAAATTCTCAAAATATATATTCTTTAATTGTAGTTTTTCTATTATTTGGATAACTTCGTTTGGTTTTTCGTATTTATCACCTATTAAAAATATTTTATAATTTTTATAAGTTTGTTTTTTTATACTCTCTAATGTTCTGTATAAAAATTCAGAACTTTTTCCATCATCTCTACGATAGGTGGCAATAACAATACCTAATTTTATATTTTTCATCATTTAATTTTTTTTGATGGTGACCCGACATACACACCACTTTCTTTTATGTTTTTAACAACTCCCGAATTTAACCCGATAGTTACGTCATCACAGATTTCAATTTTTTCACGTATAGATGAATTAGTTCCTAAGTAAACTCTATTCCCTATTGTACAATTTCCAGATACAACTGAACATGGCATAGAACTAAAAAAATCTCCTATCATTGAATCGTGTCCTATGTGGTTACCTCGATTTAAAATACAGTGGTTACCAATTGTAATGTTAGTGGTAACAACAGAATAAGCACCTATAAAACATCCATGACCTATTTTCACATCCGACATTATCAATGCCGTTGGGTGTATGAAATTAAAAAATTTAGTTTTTTTCGGTAACCTATTTACAACTTCCATTCTATTAGTTGGATTGGATATGGCAATCATTACTTCATATTCTTCAGGATTAAATAATGAAAGTGGAATTGTGTCATCTTCATGTCTCACATATTGGTCGTCCACAAAACATGGTATTTTTTGGTCCATTTGGGCTATCACCTCTCTAGAATGCCCGCCAAAACCAATTAATGCTTTTTTCATTTTACTATTTTATAATTAGAAGTCTCAGAATGATTCCAAATGGTCGATTTATTTTTAATTTTATATTCATAATAATCATTACCTTTATGATATAAATCCCATGTGAGATGTATAACGTTGTTATACTTTGTCGATACCCACTTTAATTTCTTATTTCTAATTATCGATGACATATGTCCATCTTTGAAATTAACATCATCCAATAATTTATAATTTTTTTGTTTCATTGTCATAAAATGAATACCTGTATTAGTATTGATATAATCTTTGTGAAATGAAATTGGCTGAGGTATCCAAGAGTTGGAGTCGGGTACGTTAGGTAAATTATTCATAGATAGCGAAGAACAACAAACTCCAACATCGTCGTAGTCTAAAATTTTATAAATTTCATCAAACAAAGACTGTGAATTTGCGGTTAATAAGTCACAGTCCGAAAAAGTGATGTACTCATACGATTCAAATAAATCGGAAAAATCTTTTTTTATTACGTTTACCGCATTATTTGTAATGTTCTTCTCAAATTGAACATACCCTTTAATATTTTGGTTTCTAAAAAATTCCTCAATATGACCCGAATTCTCAGAAAAATTTTCAATTATAAAAAAATCAATTGGTAAATTTTTTACAGACTCAAAGCATTTTACAATATGTTCAAAATTATTGTAACAAATGAATATACAGATATGTTTATTTTTTGTAGACATCAAATTTAGATAAATCAGGATATGGTAATTCTAAGTCTTCATTGTGTTTAGGAGTACCATCTACATTATAAAATTGTTTCATTAATAAAACTCCTCTTGCGGCTAATTCAGGCATCATGTAAAAATTCCATCCTAACATATCAAAATGGTCATCATGATAAGAACATTCTCTTCTACCACTGTATCTAGCTCTTTTAAACCACAAGTAAGCGTCATAATCATCAGTTAAAATTGCCCCACCTTTAGATAATTTAAAATGTTTATATGGACCTGTAAATGAAATACACATATGGGTATTTGGTTTATACATTCCGTAAGTAAATGAAAGTGCTGAATCCCATACCTTGGTTGGGTATAGTTGATAAGACCCTTTTATGGTTTTACCTTCGACAGGTTTAAATTTAACTTTACCTCCTGCATGAATTATCTCACATGGTACTGAAGGGTAAGTTCGACAAGGAATCTCAATTTCCATACCTTTTACTTTTTCGTACATTAATGATAAAAACAATGCGTTACTTTGGTTATCTACCGTAACAACATACGGCGCTTTTGTGTATTCGGACAATTCTTTTTCGAAGTCCTCTGTTATTTTATATATTCCGTTAGCCATAATTAAATATATAACTTAGTGATGAATTTATCAAGATATTTTTGAACGAATGGGATTAAATTATTATAGTAGTCTTGTTTTTCAACATCAGCATTCCTTTCCCTTGTTTTACTTTCGTAATGATACGCAACGCAATTACCACAAATATAATTTCTATGACCCATAACTATTGATTTAAGGTTAATTTCAACATCTTCAAAACAATTAGAATACTTTTCATTAAACATCCCAAGTTTAATAAAAACATTTTTTCTAATCATAAATAAAGCCGCGGAATTACCTAAAACTTCTTTACTATTTGTTGTGTAATTGTAATAAGACCCTGTTGATTTGTTATCGACCCTAAACATTTTATTAGAATCTACTTTGGCAACAATTCCATCATGTTGTACGGTGTTATCATCATAATGAAGTCTACAACCAATAGTTCCTGCTTGTGGAAATCGTTTAAAACTTTCAAGTAATCCGTAAATAACATTATTTAAAATTTTTATATCATTATTACAAAAAAGTATAAACTCATGAGTTTCATCGGTATGATTTTTAACTACATCATTATTTATTTTAGCGAAATTGTAATAATCGTATTCGATTAATTTAACATTACCTAATTTTAATATGTTATTTTTAATCCACTCTTTTTCTTCATCTGAAGAACCTGTGTCAGCAATTAATATTTCAAATAAGTTTGAGTTACAGTGCTGATAAAATGAATTAACACAATCAAACAACATTTCTATTTTACCTTTTGTTGGTATTACAACCGCAACTTTACCGACACCTTTTAAAGATTTTTCTTGTATTTTTTCGTAAAAAACTTCAGAAGGTTTTAAATCCATTGGTAACATATGTCCATATTTCTTTAAAAATTTTTCTTTGGACTCATAAAATTCTTGATTTGGCTGACCTACAGATTGGTGAGTAATTTCAAAAGATGAGGTAACACCTATTTTAACATCATTAATATAATTTGGTAAACAAAACCCATGGTCATAAAAGTGGAATCTACCAAAAGATTCATCAAATTTATATTTTATTTTTGTTTTATCAAATGAAATAAAAAGACCATCAATTGTTACAACAGGAATTAAAAAAGGCAATTTTTCAGAATACCTACTTAACCATTTATTTTGACCTTCAGGATGATGGTATACTTGACCAACCATAGTTTTATTCATCTTTTCCCAGTAAACCCCTGATTCAGGAAAATAACATGACCCTGCTTTTCCAATTATACCGAATTCGGGGTTTTTAGAAAAATCATCAATTAATTTTTTACCCCAATTTTTTTCAAGTTTGATATCATTATGACAACAAACAACTATATCATAGATTGATTCGGTAATACCACTATTATAAACTTGGGTGAGTGAATATTGGTTATTATTTTGATATTCTAAAATTTGGACATCTTTCAATCCAACAGTTTGTAACAAATGTTGTTTAAACTTGTTATTGTATTCTGTATTTTTATGGGTTGAATAAATTATAGTTATCATATTCCTGTGCTACCAAATCCGTTATTACCTCTATCCTTTTCAGATATTTTATTTTTTTCAATCAGCTCAACCCATTTACCATTAACTACAGGACATAAAACCGCTTGACCAACTTTCATACCTTTAGGAATGACCACAGAATAATTGTTGGTGTTAAAAACAATTACTTGTACTTCGCCCGTGTAACCGTTATCAACAGTACCTGGTGAGTTAAGAACCATTAGTCCTTGTTTAATTGCCAAACCACTTTTAGACCTAACTTGGATTTCATATCCATCTTTAATATCGAAAGAAAGTCCTGTTGGTACTAAAATTCTACCAAAAGCAGGAATCTCTAAATCTTCTACTGAATGTAAGTCAAAACCTGAGTCGGTTGGGTAGTTATACTTAGGCTCAACCGCATCAGGATGTAATTTAGAGAATTTTAAAGGTAATTGAGGAGTGTAATTTCTCATGTCCTCATCTAATTGTTTGATGTCTAAACCAATTTCATTCATTATATCATCATAGTCAATCTCTTCTTCACTATTAACCATGTCTTGTAATTTCTTTAATTGTTCTTGTAAATCTATCAAATTTGGTGTCATTGTAGTTCTTTTAATTTTTTAATAATGTCGATTAATACTTTAACATCTTTTTCACAATATTCTGAAATTTCAGATAATTTATTCTCTTCCCAATAAGATTTATGTACTTTATCTCCAGTAATTTCACCATCTTTAGGAGACTCAATTCCTAAACATGTACATAATAAATCTAAAGACCCTATTGAAGTATATGACCCATATTGCCAAATTTCTTTGGTGTCGATAGCCTTAACTTCCCATGGTTTGGTATCATAAGATGGGAGAATTGATGGAGGAGTTAATCCATTAATTATCATTCTTTTGGCCAACATAGGAATATCGAAATTCTTTAGATTATGTCCACATAAAAAGAAATCTAAGTTACCGCATCTAACTAAGAGTTTTTGAACTTGAGTAAGGATTTCTTTTTCATCATCACTTGCAAATGTTTGTTTTTTAACCTCTCCATTATCCATAACAAAGGCCATACTAACACAAATTATTTTGGCAAATTCAGGTACAAGACCTGCTCGTTTTTTAAAGACCTCATTCATTTGATGTGTTAAAGATTCCATCCCAATTTGGTTATCTTCAGGAAATCTTTTTAAAAACCAATCAAAATACTTTTCATATTGATTAGCCATTTCAGGATTTAAATTCTGGCAAACTTCATAGTCAGGACAACACCCAACAGTTTCAATGTCTAAAAATAAAATTTTAGTTATTGGTATCTTTATCATAATTTTCTAATTTATTTAAAATTTCAGGATTTTGTTTGATTGTCTGAACGGTAATTAAATCTTTAATCTTTGTTGTAGACCAATTATGTGAACGAGTAGTATATATTACTTTAATCGGCAGATGGTCACCAGTAAATCTTTTACCAATGTAATCATCCCCAAGAATCCTAACATCAGGTCTATAAAATTCAATTAATTTAATTAAGTCTTCTTCAGTTTGATATGTTACAACCTCATCAATATACTTAATCGACATTAAAGTTTTATATCTTTCATAAAGAGGAATTACAGGTTTATATTTTGTAAATCTTGTTTCAGAAGGGTCTCTTTGTAAAAAAACCATAAAATAATCACAATGTTGTTTTGCAGTCTCAAACGTATAAATGTATCCAGGGTGTAATAAGTCAAAATTACCCGCAGTAAAACCGATAACTTTTTTTGGTGCTTCCATATTATTTAATTAATGATTTATAAAATTCTGCTCTTGTTATTGTCACGTTTCTTAAATCATAAGTGTCTTTAACAGTTTCATAAAGACGTTCACCCAAGTCAGTAATTAAATTTGGGTTTTGTACTAATTTTTTAATGAACTTAGACCAATCACTGTGATTTCTTGTTTCTTGAACTAATAACGCGTTACCATCAGTAAATTGACCTTCTTTTAATGCGTGTTTTAAATCTATAGTATAAGGACCTACTTGAGATGCGATTAAAGCTTTTTTGTAAAAACCAGCCTCAATAACTTTAAGTTGGGACTTCATCCTGTTAAATATGTGATTCTTAATAGGTGCCAATGAAATGTCAAATTTAGAATAATTCATCGCATATTCATTTACAGGTTTTGTCCAAACTCGTCTATAAGGTAATGTATAATCTGATTTATATTCTTGTTCTTTAAATTCTAACAAAAACTTTTTATAGTTTTCGTCAATCAACCCATACTTGTTAGTAAAAATTTCTTCATATCTTGCCCAAACAGTTTCTTCAGGTCTAATAGGTCTTTGTTTTCTTTGTCCTGTTTTTTGGTCAATTTCAGTCACAGAACCTCGTGTGTCAAATCCACAAATAACATATTGTACATTATTATTTATATCACTACCATTTTTTGAAATAAACCCTTCTAAAAGTTTTAAATCGTATAAGTGAGAGGAACCGCCTAACCAACCGACTCTTATTTTATCTGAATCTTCTGTTGCTTGTTTAAATTGTGGTTCATCTGGGTTAATTGCGTTTGGTAAAACCACAACATTTTTGTTAAATTTACGAATTTCATCGGCAAATATTTTTGTTGTAGTTGTAACATAACTAGCCTCTTTTAAATTTGTAATAATTTTTTCATGTATTTTATCGTGTAGGATAATTGAATGAATTGGGTGTTCTTTAGTTGGTAACCAATAATCATCGATATCCACAATAACAACAATACCCATTTGTTTTAGAGTTCTAATTAAATGAGGTGTTTGGTCATAATTATTACCAATATTTCTATGTACATGTACAATTTGGTACTTTTTCCAAAAGTTAGGGTCATTCAATCTAGGTTCATAATCAATATCCACATGAAAATCATCAGGATACATGTTTTGTAGCATAATATGAGGGTCTACAGAGCGAAATTTACCAACACCAGTTTTATCCGATGGTAGTATTAAAACATTAATTTTTTTAGACATAATTTTTCAATATAATAATTGAAATATAAGTCATCTAATTTGTTTAATCAACCGTATTAAAATAAAAAACCCCTCATGTAGAGGGGTTAAAGTTTTATTGTAATTTTTTAATTTTTGTAACCTTACCTTCAAAAACGTGTTTACCTACTTTAAAGGTTATTGTTTCACTTGATTTACTTGTGGACTCTAATAAAAGGCCGTTTTCTTTCAAAACCTCCTCAACAGTTTCCCTAACAACAGACCTAATATCATCTAAATTTACATTTGGATTTGAGGTTTGTCTTCTTTGTTGTTGATTATTTTCTTGAATTGGTGTGGTACCCATCAATCTTGATGCCTTTTCAACTAACTCATTAGATAAGGTAGGGCCAGACATAGAGTTTGGTTGTGCAATTGGGTGTTCAATCATTAGTCGTTTAATTTCATCAGGTAATTTTGATGACATGATTCTTTGTTCTGTAGGAACTTCTTGATTCATTTTTTTAGGTACAGGTGATTGATTCACTTCAGTTAAAACGTCTTGAGGTATATTATAAGACGCTTGTGGAGCTGAAAATTCCTCAACAACAGGCATATTAATATTCATACCTGAAGTTTGATTTCTTGGTGTTTTACTATGAATGTCCATTATTTTTTTAGACATCATAAGTTTTTGGATTAATTCATTTTCACTATTCATATTATACAGTTTGTTGTTGATTGTTATCGAATACAACATTAATTATAACTCTTCTCATGCTTTTGTCACCATTTGGATTGTAATTTGGTTTAGGTTCGTTAAATGTTTCTCCTGTTGGTTTAAATGATAAAATCTTGTCGACCCTAAAAAGTCTCCATCCAGGTAAAGGTTGTTCACCTTTATAACCCGTGTGAGACGCTCCTTCGGAATCCCAAGCTCTTAATACGGGATTATCCGATTTACTATACCCAAAACAAACAGGTTCAATCTCTCTAAGACCCCTACCACCTGGTTCATCACCATCGTAGTAAATCACAATTTTTTGGCGTTTTTTAATTGCATCAACAATATTTTCTATTGACGCAACCTCTAAAATTAATGATTTAGCGATTTTGGTTAATTTCATTACGCACTTGGTGTTGTGTACGGTTTGTTTGGTTGATATTCGTTAATAACTACTTCAGCTTTTCTTTCGAGAATATCTTGTATCGCTCCCGCACCTTGATTATAAACATCTAAGAATACACCCGTACCTTTACCATAATCATCACCATCGGCCAACGCATCTTTATTAACTGATGAGTATTCATTTGCCTGTTTAGTGAAATCATTTTTAGGTAGAAGTTTTTTTCTTTCCGCTTCTGCAATTGATGACAACTCATTACTTGGTTGCTCAAAATTTAAAGGTTCATTAACTGCCATATTAAATTATTTTTTTCATTAAATCGTTTATTCTTTTTAAACTTTCAGTTACCGCTAAATCGTAATACCCAACGTTATCTGAATGGCTTTTACTTGGTCTATTCAAGTTTTTAATATTATTTTTATCATGTTGTTGGATAAATTGATTAGGTAACACTTCAGATTTAATTTCTTTGCCTAAATCAATCCCATCTCTCATTCCCCCTAAAGTTCTATCAACCCATCCTTTGACATAATGACCCCCATTTAAAATAAATGGTAAATCGTTATCATGACCGTTAAAATTATCAAAAAAGTTTTTCATTCTTTTTAATTGTTGATATGTCACTTCTTTACTATCTCTCAAATCTATGTTTCTTCTGTACCCTTCAGTATTTTCATCCGCCCCTTTAGCGGCATCATGACATTGTTGTAAATAATTTACAACTTCTTCAGGTATAGGTACTTTATGTCCGTATAAATCTTTATTCATCTGATTTCAAGATGTTTATTAATTTATTTATACTCACCCCCTCTTTTTCCGCAATTTTCTTAATCGATTTTAAATTTCTCATAAGAATTTTACTAACCGCGTCATCATTTTTAGAAACAACATCAGAAGAGTCTTTAGATTTTTTTGCTAAAATATCTTCAACCATTTTAGACATCATTTTTTTCTCTTCCTCTTCTATAGAACCCTTTTCAACTAATCTTTGTTTTAATTTACCTTTTGTTCTCTTTTGTTTAGGTAGTTTACCAAATTGTTTAGCTCTTTCAACGGCATTGTCCACACCCATATTCTTTAAAGTTTTAACTGTGTCGTTAAAATCTTTATATTCGGTTTCTTCATAACCAAATGCGTCAGAATAATCTATTTCAGAAACAACATTATCTTTTTCATCTTCACTTTCACCCCAATATACACGATAACCTCTTGTTACAGGGTCATTAGAAATTCTTGAAGCAACAACAGTTTGGTCCATTGTCTTCTTTGGGTGTAAGTACATATTCAAAAATGGTACTCTTGAGCTTAACATTGTACCGTCAGAATCGATTAATTCATCTATTTCAGATTTCTCAACGTTCTCTAAATCCTTATCGACTTCTTTTTTTGAAGGTTTTGATTTAGATGTAAAATATTTTTTTATTAACGATTCTACTTTTTTTAATTTATTTTTTGGAAAATCTTTTTTCTCGTCTTTTTTTCTTGACTCAACTAATGTGTCGGCAACAGAATAATATAAAGAAAAAGTTTCTCCTTTATCTTTTAAGTAGAAATAACAATTATTCCTGAAATATTCTTTATTAAAACTTATCATGCCTTTTTTATCAATAAATACTTCGTTTTGGTGTATTTATCATAAAAAAGATGGCGAGTCAAAATATAAATCAATATGTAAGACCAAATTTGTTTCCTAAGTTGTCTTTAGACGCTCATGACATGTCATTGACTAGTGATGAAATGGATTTTAATCAAGAGGTGGTATTTTCACCTTATTTGATTGCGCAAACTTATGGTAATAGATTACCTTTTTATTTTGATATTAATAACCCTGAAACTGCTCAGAATTTAACTTTAACTTATAAAAATTATAATAGAGATAATATTTTTGTCTCCCAAAATTATTATAATCCTAAAGATTTAGATTTAAAATGTTTTACATCGTCAACTTCTTGTGACATTGGATTAACAGGTGTTGATAATGGATTAGTTGAGTATATGACAGGTCAAACAATAACCTTTACTCAAGGTTTATTAAGTAATTCAGAAAAATTTGATAGATTAAGTTTTGATAGAAGACTAAAATTATTTCAAGTAACCGCAAATACCGCTCTTGATATAGTTAGATTTTCAGGATTTCCTGATGTCGTATTGTATGAAGTTGTAAGTAAATTTAGTCCTTTTGAGGGTAGGTACCATGAATTATATGGAGGATTTTATCAAGGATTTTATAGGTTATTTGGTTACGACTATAATATCTTCCCCGAAAGGATGAACAAGGGTTGGTCTGTTGAAATGTTACTCAAACCAAGATTAGAGGATGAATTTTTTCCAGGTCCTGGTGAGACCACTCTAAACAAAATATACCCAAAAAACAAAAATACATTTTTTTATTTTGGTACAAGAGCGGAAAATAAATTCTACCATCACGCTGACGGGACCCCAAATTGTTTTACGGGATACACTCGTATAACTACACCTTTAACAGGATTAACCACTTGTGCTTGTTGTAATAAAACTATAACAGATAGTCGTTGTATATTTGTTTACCCACCAAGGTCTGAAGGTGGTGTTCATGACCCACATGTTAATTATGGTTGTGATAAGTGTAACGGTAACCCAAGTAAAAGTATTTCATGTGGATGCGGTTGTGGTGAGGTGAAATGTGAATCTTGTGGGTGGGAATGTCAAACTCATAAATGTGAGTCGGTTATTTTTCCAACTCCAACACCAACACCATCTCCTACACCAATATCAGAAGGTTGTATATTACCTCCTGTTTGTACACCTTCTTGTACTAAATGTGAAACTTGTAACGATTGTGATACATGTCCGCCTAACACTGGTTTTACTTCTATAGAAGATACTTGTGAAAAAGACCCATTATACGATTCATTATCTAATGCGTTGTCCTTTAGATTATGTGGAGAACCTAAAAATCCTCAAATAGGGGTAAGAGTATTGTTGTTTACAGGAGATTGTGAAACAACAGGTTCTTGTTCTACAACAGGTGTAACATATACAACAGGTTACACTGTTTTAGATTATTGTTCACCACCAATTTATCCTGATTGTTTTAAAATAAACCCTGCGTGGTTAGACTTAGAACACTGGTTCCAAGTCGATGCGGTTTGGGAAAGATACACTTGGTTCGATGATTGTGATTTATGGTATCGAGGTGGGTTAGGTGATATAACAAAAAAGTTATACCTACAATCACTGGCTAACAATACTTCATCTTTAATTACTGTTCCATATACTCGTCCTGAAGCGGAAGAGGCCGAAAAAATAGAAATCGTTAATCTTAATGAAAAATGGTTATTAGAAAAAAAATATAGAAAAGGTCGACTTAAAATTTATATAAATGGTAAGTTATTTTGGACTATTGAAGATTTTGAAGAGATTATACCAAGAGCTTTAAACACCGATAAAGAAAAACAAGTAGGAGTACCATTTAATGTGTCTTGGGGCGGGGGTACTCAGGGGTTAAGAGAAAACTTAACATTTAGAGCATGTTCTGTATGGAATTATTCAATAGGAGATGTTACAACTGATATAACTTATTTAGATTGTTTTGGTGAACCTCAGATTTTATCAAACTTAACAAATGAAACGGGTACTATTATTGCTAAATGGGATGATACTCCTGTAATAACAAATCCATCTAGTACTAATATATTAACATTGGTAACAAGAGAGGAGATTTTATATTTTGGCCCGTATCAGCAAGACCCTGAAAATTTCCCAACAAACGATTTAACAGGAACAACATTTAATGGATTAAAAACAAATATATTAATTGAACAAAATTTTGCAGGTACTTTTGAAGGTGCGATATCTCAGTTTAGAATGTACGTAACTCCTTTATCTGCACCTGAGGTTAAACATAATTTCTTGTTATTAAAAAATACGTTTAGGATGTTTAACCCTGATTGTCCTGATTGTACTACTTTAGAATGTTTACCTGATGATTTTGGATACACTACAGGAGATACCCCGACACCAACGGCAACTACAACAACTACAACATTTAATCCTACAACTACAACAACTACAACATTTAATCCTACAACTACAACAACGACTAATATTGACCCACAACCGTTAGGTAGAATTTATATTGAAGACAAAAGAGATAAATTGTTTTTAATTGAAAATAGGTTACAATTTAGGCCGACAACATTAACCTCAAAATATTGGGATTCAGAGGAATGGTGGGGTAATCAAGGAAATACTCCTCAATGTGTTGGGTATGCTTGGGCTCATTGGATTGAGGACGGTCCTATAAAACACGGAGGTGTACCACCAATAATAAATCCAACTACAATTTATAAACAAGCACAAAGATTAGATGAATGGGTTGGTGAAAATTATGATGGAACATCTGTTAGAGGAGGTGCGAAATATTTGAAAAACACTGGAAAAATCTCGTCATATCTATGGACATACGATTTATCGGTTTTAATAAATACGGTTTTAGTTAAAGGGCCAGTAGTTGTTGGTACCAACTGGTATCAAGGTATGTTCTATCCTAATAAAAACGGTTTAATTAAAGCTAGTGGTAGAATTGCTGGTGGACATGCTTACGTAATAAACGGTGTTGATTTAAGAACTAAACTATTTAGAATTAAAAATAGTTGGGGTCGTTCATGGGGTAAGAATGGTTACGCATTTATAAGTTTTTCCGATATGCAAAGATTAATAAACGAACAAGGTGAAATTTGTTTAGCGATAGAAAATAAGTTTTAATTAATGGAACAAATTATTACCATAAAAAGTATAAATTATGATGGTGAGATTGCAAATATATTATTCAATCCACAGGGAACTGAATTAGTTTTAAATTTGGGGGACCATATTTTACCTTTTACATTTAACGCGGGATTATTAATACCACCGCAAAAGATTTATGGAATTTACACAATAACGACTTTATATAACAACTGTGTATATTACTTGAATGTACCAAGACCAACTCCAACACCAACACCTACTTTAACCCCAACAAAAACTCAAACCCCAACACCTACCCCAACCCCATCAGTTACCCCAACACTTACCCCATGTTTTACCCCGTCACCAAGCATCACCCCAACAAATACGGTTACACCAACACATACACCAACACCTACAGTTAGTTGTACAAATCCTTGCGGATGTTTACCTGTAAAACCAACTACAACTCCTACTAAAACACCTACTCCTACTCCTACGGATTGTAAAAATACGCCAACACCAACAGTTACACTAACAGTTACCCCTACAAATACGTCAACACCAACAGTTACCCCTACAAATACGTCAACACCAATAGTTACCCCTACAAATACGTCAACACCAACAGTTACCCCTACAAATACGTCAACACCAACAGTTACCCCTACAAATACTATTACACCTACAAATACGTCAACACCAACAGTTACCCCTACAAATACTATTACACCTACTATAACACCGACAGTTACTCTAACCCCAACTCCTGAAGTTGCCATTTTAAATATTCAAGGTACATTAGACCCATTATACGGAGCTCAATCGTACAGGTTATATTACGCAATATTACCGTATTTTGATGGTACACAACCATTTCCGACAGGTGCGACTTGGAATTTACTAAGTACTCAAACACTACAACAATGTTCTACACTTATTTCATTTGGTAATATAAACATACCTGTTGGTAATACGGTGTATTTCCATTTAAGGGAAAATTTTGTTGGTACTTTTATTTATCAAACAGATGGTAATTTTGGAGGTAACCCATGTACTTCACCTATTATAACCACATTTACCCATTCATTTTATGCGGGAAGCCCTGGTATTTTACCAATACCGTATAATCTAAAACTAAATTACCCACCTTTCGCTCAACCAGGACCATAATATGTATCAAATAGAAATAACAGGAGCGACAGGTACAGGACCTTATGATATCTACGTATGTGATTATACTCTCACATATTGTGTTTTAGCGGGGTCAGGAATTAGTTTTCCGCCAAATTTTTTATATACCTTGGTGTATCCGTTAGATATTGTTTCATCTGTAATGGTTAAAATGATTGATTCTAATGGGTGCGAATTTTTACATTTATATAATTGCCCTACCGCAACACCGACCCCAACACCGACTTTAACTCCAACAACAACTCCTTCAGAGTGTAGATGTATTCAGTTTGAAAACATATCTCCTTCATCCGTTAATATAGAGTACATTCAGTGTGACGGAAATTATTTTTATGGTTCTGTTCCTGCGTTAACAACAATATATGTTTGTGGTAATTCACCATTTGCGGAAGATGGTGTTGTGTTTGACATATCATTACCATGTACCGAAGGGGCTTGCAACCCCATACCTCCACCACCATCTGCAACCCCTACTCAAACGCCAACTTTGACGCCAACTATAACACCTACACAAACAATAACCCCTACCATTACTCCAACACCAACTCAAACACCACCTAATTTGGCGTTTATAAGTACTTGGAATACAACAAATACTTCTCCAGGCTCAACGTTATCAAATCAAGTAAAATTACCATTAGTTTCCTTAGGAACATATAACTTTATTGTTGATTGGGGGGATGGGGGTCCTACGGACACTATAACATTATGGAATCAACCTGAAACTACTCATACTTACTCATCTTCTGGTGATTACACAATAACTATTACAGGTTTATTAGAAGGATGGAGTTTCCAACAGACAGGGGATTTAGAAAAAATAACAGGAATATTACAATGGGGATGTTTTAGTTTAGGTCCGTCAACTATAAGTAACTCCGCCTTTGCTCAATGTATTAACCTAACATTAAATTCAGTAAGTGATGTTTTAAATTTAAGTGGCGTTACCCATTTAGCTAGATTTTTAGGGGGATGTACATCTATAACTACAATCAGTAACGTTAGTTCTTGGGACGTATCAAATATTACAAGTATGTTTAGTACTTTTGGCGGATGTTCGTCATTTGACCAAGATTTAAGTTCTTGGGTTGTATCAAATGTTACAACCATGTTTGGTATGTTTGCAAGTTGTACCATATTTAATAATGGAGGGTCGTTAGGAATAGATTCTTGGGATGTATCATCTGTAACATCCATGTCAAGTATGTTCTCTCAGTGTACAATGTTTAACCAATCAATTAGTAGTTGGGATGTATCATCTGTAACATCCATGTCAGGGATGTTCCAGATAACATCAAGTTTCAATCAAGATTTAAATACTTGGAATGTTTCAGGTGTTACAAACATGGCTAGTATGTTTAACTCGGCATTAAACTTTAATCAACCACTAGATAATTGGGATGTTTCTAATGTTACAAATATGTCCTCAATGTTCAATAACACGGCGAATTTTAACAAACCAATAGACGTATGGAATGTTTCAGGTGTTACAGACATGTCTAATATGTTTAACACCGCAACATCATTTAACCAACCATTAGGAAACTGGGATGTTTCTAATGTCACAAACATGGATAATATGTTTAACAACGCCCCATTATTTGACCAAGATTTAGGTTCTTGGAATGTTTCTTCAGTTGTACTAATGTTTAATATGTTTAACGGTGTGACATTATCAACACCTAATTATAATTCTTTACTTAACGGATGGGCGTCATTAGGAGGTTCATTGCAATCAAGTGTAACATTTAATGGTGGAAACTCTGTGTACACAATTGCGACGGCAGGAGCAAGTAGAACTTATCTTACAGGAACAAAATTATGGTCAATATCTGATGGAGGAGGAATATAAAACATTTATTTTTTTATGTCATTATTTATTTTTTGATAAAAAAGTAATATGACAATATTTGTTCAGATTGCGTCTTATCGAGACCCGCAATTAATACCAACATTAAAAGACATGTTGGAAAATGCAAAACATCCTGAAAATTTAAGAATTGGTATTTGTAGACAATATCACCCTGATGATAAATTTGACGAATTAACTGAATTTGAATCTGACGAAAGATTTAGAGTAGAAAACGTATTGTATTCAGAATCTAAAGGAGTATGTTGGGCAAGAAATAAAGTTCAACAATTGTACCAAGATGAAGACTATACATTACAGTTAGACTCTCATATGAGGTTTGACAAAGATTGGGATGAAACCTTAATCAATATGGTTAAACAATTACAAGATAAAGGTTTTGAAAAACCTTTATTAACATCATACGTTTCATCATTTGACCCTGATAATGACCCACAAGGTAGAGTTAAAGAACCATGGAGAATGGCTTTTGACAGATTTATTCCTGAAGGAGCGGTTTTCTTTTTACCTGAAACAATTCCTGGGTGGGAAAACTTAACTGAACCTGTTCCTGCAAGATTTTATTCCGCACATTTTTGTTTTACTTTAGGTAAATTTGCAAAAGAGGTTCAACACGACCCTGAGTTTTATTTCCATGGAGAAGAAATTTCAATCGCGGTTAGAGCTTACACTCACGGATATGATTTATTCCATCCACACAAAACAGTTATTTGGCACGAATACACAAGAAAAAATAGAACCAAACAGTGGGATGACGATAAAGAATGGTTTAAGAAAAATGATAGTTCACATAAAAAGAATAGACAACTTTTTGGGATGGACGGTGAGACCTCGATTGATTTCGGAAAATACGGTTTCGGAACTGAGAGAACCTTAAAAGAGTATGAAATATATGCAGGATTAAGTTTTTCAAAAAGAGCGGTACAACAGTATACTATCGACAAAAATTATCCGCCAAATCCAACAATATATGAAACTGATGAGGAATGGGAAAATAGTTTCTTGTCAATTTTTAAACATTGTATTGATGTTAGTTTTAGTCAAGTACCTGAAAAAGATTATGACTTTTGGGTTGTTGCTTTCCACGATGAAAAAGATGAAACTATCTTCAGAAGGGATGCCGATATTAATGAAATAAATAGAATGATGACTGACCCTGATAAGTACTGTAAAATATGGAGAGAGTTCAACACCAAAGAAAAACCTAAGTATTGGGTTGTTTGGCCTCACTCAGTTTCTAAAGGTTGGTGCGAAAGATTAGTCGGTAACTTATGAAAAACATCGCATTAATAACAGTGTTGTTTGATTACCCAAATAGTTATACCCCACTATTTTACAAAAACGCATTAAATTTTTTTGACAAAAACGATATACATGTTATAAGACATAATAACTTATTTAAAGGTGATTCATACTATGACAAACTTTACTTTTATAAAGTGGTAATGTTATTGGAGTATATTAAAAATAATATAATTAACAACTATGATTACATATTATTTTTAGATGCGACCGACACAAATTTTTACTCCTCACCTAAAGATATTGTGGATAAGTTCAAAGAAAAAAATTGTTCAATAATTATGGGGGCCGAGAAATGTCTATGGCCACCAAATTCATTTACACATCTTTATAACAAAAAAAATATTACATCAGAATACAAATACTTAAATTCTGGGACATATTTTGGATACGTTGATAAAATTATTTTTCATTTAGAAAAGATAATCAAAGAAGTTTACGACACAGGTATTGATGACCAAGGTAAATGGTCTATTGAGTATCTCCTTCATGATGATATTTTAATAGACTATAATTGTGAATTTTTCATGAGTTCACTTAACTCCAAAAAAAATATAGAATTGAATAATAATAAAGTAAAAATTAATGGTTATGACCCAATCATCGTACACGATAATGGTCCATTTAATGAAGACACAATTAAAATTGCGGACAAATTATGAAATATGTGTATTGTACTATTGCTATAGGTGAAAAATATTTAAAATCAGCCATTAAATTTGCTGAAAAATTAAATGAAAAATCAATTACTCATAAAGTATTAATAATAACTGACGGGAACCATAAAGAAGTTAAAAACACATCATTTGTAAAATTTAACAATAATGAAGTAAAATTTATTAAAAATTATTTTAATTACAATTTAAAATACATCCCAATAATGGAATCATTAAAATTAGATTTTGATTTTGTATTATTTTTTGATGCAGATTGGGATTTGTTCAATGGTTATAATGAAAGTAAATTACTTTCATTTTTAGAATCATTTAAAAACAGTAATTTAGATTTTATCTACGAAAGACCTCATTCGATAGGAGACACAAAAAGGGACCCACACAAATGTTTTTGGAGACACAAAGTAGAACCCTACGGACTGTTAAACACCACTCGTTATGATAAAGCACAAGTAGTTAATGAACAATTTTTAGTTTTTAAAAATAGCCCAAAACTTAAAACATTTGTCAACAAATGGAAAGAAAGAAATGAATTTGGGGTTAAAAATGATATTTGGGCATTTGCTGAAGGGGTTGAAATTGGTATGTCAGCAGTAGATGCTAATATGAACATGGATTGGAAAAAAATGTACGAACTTAAAGATTTTTTTAGTTTCGTAGCAAATACAGGGGTTACACATATAAGATTTTAATTATATTTTAAACATGGAAAATATTAAAAACAGAATTACTAAAAAAACAAATTTATTAGCGAACGACAGTTTATCATCGTTTGATGGTCATTCCGCTCAACAACATCACGATGTATATCAAGTATTTTATGATTTTATAAAAGAAGTCAAACCTAAGAGGATTTTAGAAATTGGTACCGCGTTAGGTGGATTTACAATGTTTTTAAAGACAACGATTGATGAATTAAATTTAGATACCAATATATTAACTTTTGATATTAGCGCAAGACCTTGGTATAATGATATGATTAAAAGAGGAATTGATGTTAGGATTGAGGATATATTTGGCGATTATAAAGATATACCATTAGAAATAAAAAATTATGTCTCATCAGAAGGTGTTACATTAGTTTTATGTGACGGTGGATGGAAGATAGGTGAGTTTAACATATTGTCTAAGTATATTAAGTCAGGTGACTTTATTATGGCTCATGATTATTGTATTGATAAGTCTACATTTGAAAAAGAAATTAATAATAAAATATGGAATTGGTGTGAAATTGTGGAGGATGACATTTCAAAATCATCATCTGAAAACAATTTAAGCTTCTATAACCAAGATAAATTCTCCAAAGTTGTTTGGGTTTGTAAAATTAAAAAATAATGTCTGAAATTACTTTAGTAACAGGATTATGGGATATAGGAAGAGTTAATCTTAAAGAAGGATGGTCTAGAACATTTGACCATTATAAAGACAAATTTTCCCAACTTCTAAAGGTCGAAAATAAAATGATTATTTTTGGTGAACCAGAATTAGAATCATTTGTTTGGCAACATAGAAAAAAAGAAAATACTCAGTTTATAGTTAGAAGTCAAACTTGGTTTAAAACAAACGAATTTTATCCTTTAATACAAAAAATAAGAAAAGACCCTAATTGGTTTAATCAGGCGAGTTGGTTAAAAGATTCTACACAAGCTCAATTAGAAATGTATAACCCGTTAGTTATGTCAAAGATATTTCTATTACATGATGCGAAGTTATTAGATAGGTTTAATTCAAAATACATGTTTTGGATTGATGCTGGGTTGACAAACACAGTTCATTCAGGATATTTCACACATGATAAAGTTTTAGAAAAATTACCAAAATATATAAATAAGTTTTCATTTGTTTGTTTTCCGTATAATGCAAATAATGAAATACACGGATTTAGTTATCCAAAAATTAATGAATGGGCATCATCCGATGTAAAATTAATTCCTAGGGGAGGGTTCTTTGGAGGGCCTAAAGATAGTATTAGTGATATTAATACAATATATTATTCATCTTTAAAAGATACTCTTTCTAAAGGTTATATGGGGACTGAAGAATCTGTATTTTCAATAATGTTATATAAAAATCATAATTTAATAAATTATTTTGAAATTGAAAGTAACGGATTAGTTGGTAAATTTTTTGAGGATTTGAAAAATGATTCTTTAGTTGTGAAGACTCAAGGTCAAAAAATTAAAGATTCGAAAAATATACTTAAAAAAATAAATGTTCTAAAACAATCTGACAATAAAGGTGTAGGACTTTATGTTCTAACATTTAATAGTCCAAATCAGTTTAGAACTTTAATTAAGTCAATGGAAGAATATGATTCTGATTTTTTAGATAAGACAGAAAAATATTTGTTAAATAACTCTACAGATTTATCAACAACTCCTGAATATAAAAAACTTTGTGACGATTACGGATTCACCCATATAAAAATGGACAACTTAGGAATCTGTGGTGGAAGACAATGGATTGCAGAACATTTTGACGAAACTAAATTAGAGTATATGTTATTTTTTGAAGATGACATGTTTTTTTACCCAAAACCAGGGGAGACTTGTAAAAATGGATTTAACAGATATGTTAATGATTTATTTAACAAATCTTTAGAAATCATAAAAAAAGAAGAATTAGATTTTCTTAAATTAAATTTTACTGAATTTTTTGGTAACAATTCAACACAATGGAGTTGGTATAACGTACCTCAAAATTTTAGAGAAACCCATTGGCCCGAAAAACCAACACTCCCACAATTAGGATTAGACCCTGAGGCTCCAAATACTGTGTTTACAAAAATTAAAATACATAAAGATGTTCCTTATGCTTTAGGTGAGGTATATTATTGTAATTGGCCTCAAATAGTTTCAAAAGAAGGAAACAAAAAAATGTTTTTAGAAACAAAGTGGGGACACCCATTTGAGCAGACTTGGATGAGTCATATGTATCAAGAAACAATTAAAGGTCATATATCCTCAGGTTTGTTATTAATGACACCAACTGAACATAATAGGTTTGACCACTATGATGGAAAATTAAGAAAAGAAAGTTAATCTGTTTATTTTATACAAGTAAAGTATTTATAGAATAAAATAGATTGGATGGAATTTTTCATTAAAAAAAATGCTACTCTTCCTTTATTAAAATTACAAGTAGTTAAAGACGGTAGAAGTGATTTCGATAATTTTATGAAAACCATAGAATTATCCGCAATTTTCTTTTCTATGGTTGACACTGCAACAGGTGTATCTAAAGTAACATCAAGACCTGCAGGGTTTGTAGAGAAAACTTTTATAGACCCAAATGCAGAACCTGAATACTATATTTACTATCAATTTCAAAATAGAGATACAAATAAAGTTGGCCGATATGAAGGTCAATTTATGTTAAGAAATGATGACGGGGTTTTAATCTTACCAATAAGGGAAAAACTGTATATTAATATTCAAGAATCTTTTATTGCTGATGATTTACCGTATGACAGTTGTTATGTGTCAGAATTCCCTTGTTGTATAAACGGACCTTACACTACCACAACAACAACTTCTCCATGTCCAAGTTGTCCTACTTGCCCTCAACCAACACCAACACCTAATTATACTACAACAACAACTACGTTTAATCCTACAACTACTACAACCACAACATTTAATCCTACACCGACCCCAACTTTAACACCTACACCAATATAGTTAAAGATAATATGGGTAGTGTGTATGTTACTTTTTTAAGTGGAGGAACTATAGTTGCTGAAAATGTTACAGTGTAATTTAAAATTGTAAGATATTTGACTTAAATCGATATGATTTTTATACTTATATAGACAAGGTAAATGTCGGCAAAAGTTCGGCAGCAAATGAACCGTCTAAATAGTATAATATGATTACTCAAGAAGAAATTGAATCGTTCTTACACGGAAACGACCCTGAAGAACACATTGTTGCGATAGAATTTGATTATGCGTCAGATTCAATCTATAAGATTAAAGAAATTCCTGGTAAAGGAAAAGAAATCCGAAAAGATACATTCACCCCATTTGCTTGGGTAGGGGATTTACGAGGTCTAAATTTTTATCAATCATCTAAAGGATTACAAAAAGAAGCCATGTCAACACATGGTATAATGATTGAAAAATTAGAGACAGGTGATAATGAACGAATGGAAAACGGACTTAAATTTATGGTTAAGTCACTAAAAGGTTATCGTTCATTAATTCAATTTTTTAGAGATGGAGGGGTTGACCCATGGGGGGAACGAACAAAAGACAAAATTCTAATATTACCTCCTGTAGAACAATACTTAATTCAAAAAGAAAAAAGATTATTTAAAGGTTTTGAGGAATACAATGATATCACAAGATTTGTATTCGACTTGGAGACGACCGCATTAGAACCAAAAGACGGTCGTATATTCATGATAGGTATGAAAACCAATAAAGGTTTTAGAAAGGTTATTGAATGTTCTAATGAAGATGAAGAACGAAGAGGGTTAGTACAATTCTTTAACCACATAAATGAACTTAAACCGTCAATTATAGGAGGATATAACTCATTTAACTTCGACTGGTATTGGATATTTGAAAGATGTAAAGCACTTAATTTGGATATTAAAAAGATATGTAGGACGTTAAACCCAAATATTAACATCAAACAAAGTGAAAGTTTATTGAAACTTGCAAATGAGGTTGAGAAGTATAATCAAATTGGTATGTGGGGTTACAATAATATTGACATTTTGCATTCAGTTAGAAGAGCTCAAGCAATTAACTCAAGTATCAAATCTGCTGGGTTGAAGTATATCACTCAATACATTAATGCTGAGGCTCCTGACCGAATATATATTGACCACGATAAAATTGGTCCGATGTATGCAAAGAAAGAAGAATTTTGGTTAAACGTAACAAACGGTAAATATAAAAGAGCCGATAACCCTAAGTTTGATAATTTAGATACAAGATTTCCAGGAACATATATTAAAACAACAGGTGATGATATTGTTGAGAGATATCTTGACGATGACTTGGAGGAAACTTTATTAGTCGATGATGAGTTCAATCAAGGGACATTTTTATTGGCTTCAATGGTACCAACAACATATGAAAGAGTATCCACAATGGGTACCGCAACATTATGGAAGATGTTGATGTTGGCTTGGAGTTATAAGTACAAATTGGCAATTCCTGAAAAACAACAAAAAACAGAATTTGTTGGTGGTTTATCTAGATTACTTAAAGTAGGTTATTCAAGAAACGTATTAAAACTTGACTACTCGTCACTATATCCCTCAATACAATTAGTACATGATGTATTCCCTGAATGTGATATTACAGGAGCAATGAAAGGTATGTTATCTTATTTCAGAACAACACGTATTAAATACAAAAATTTGGCGGGTGAATGGTACGATAAAGACAAAAAGAAATCCCTATCATATGACCGAAAACAGTTACCAATTAAGATTTTCATCAACTCGATGTTCGGTGCGTTATCTGCTCCACAAGTATTTGCTTGGGGTGATATGTATATGGGTGAACAAATTACTTGTACAGGTAGACAATATCTTCGACAAATGATTAAGTTCTTTATGAAAAAAGGTTATACTCCTCTTGTAATGGATACGGATGGTGTTAACTTCTCTAAACCTGAAGGATGGGAGAATCGTAGGTATATTGGTAAAGGACTTAATTGGAAAGTTAAAGAAGGTAAAGAATATACAGGGGATGATGCTGACGTTGCGGAATTTAACGATACTTTCATGAGAGGTGAAATGGCTTTGGACACCGATGGTACATGGCCGTCATGTATTAATTTAGCTCGTAAGAACTATGCGGTTATGGAAGCGAGTGGTAAAATTAAATTGACAGGTAATACAATTAAGTCCAAAAAATTACCATTATATATTGAGGATTTCTTAGATAAAGGAGTGAAGCAATTACTTGAAGGTAAGGGTCAAGAATTTGTTGAGTGGTACTATGAATACCTTACCAAAATCCATGATAAACAAATTCCACTTATGAAAATTGCTCAAAGGGCAAAGGTTAAGTTAAGTATGGAAGATTATAAAAAACGTTCTAACCAAAAAACAAAATCAGGTGGAGCGATGAGTATGATGGCTCATATGGAACTTGCGGCAAAAAATAAGTTAAATGTAAGCTTGGGGGATGTTATTTATTATGTTAATAACGGAACCAAGGCGTCTCAAGGGGATGTTCAGAAAGTCAGTAAACTTAAACGAGGATGGAGCGAGGAACAACTTAAATATTATTTTGATGACCATGGAAAATATCCTGACGATTCTGTTACATCAATGGTACAAATTAATTGTTATATGTTGGACCAATCTGAAATTGAAAATAATCCTGAAATGAAGGGAGATTACAATGTTCCGAGAGCAATTGCAACATTTAATAAAAGAATAGAACCTTTATTGGTGGTCTTCAAAGAAGAAATTAGAGATGGGTTGTTAGTTAATAAACCTGAAGATAGAAGTTTCTTTACTAAAGACCAATGTGAATTGATTAATGGCGTTCCATTTGAAGAAAAAGACCAAGATAAATTAGATGAGGTATTGGCTTTATCTGAAGGTGAAATTAAATATTGGGAAAAACGAGGGTTAGACCCTGACTACATTTATAAGTTGGCGTCAGAAGGATGGGAAGAATTAGTTTAATTTTAGACCATCTGAAGATAATATATACCAACTATTATCTACAAACTCTAATTCTACACAAGCGCCTTTTTCAATTACAAGTTCATCATAAAACTCATCAATTGATGAGTTTTTTGGTATGATTGAAACTTTAGTCATCGCTTTAATTTTTATAGTTTTAGTTGTTGACCTATCTAAATATAGATTACAAATAGGGGAGTCTTTTATAATTAAAATAGATTCCCCATTTGTGGTATATGAACTATTAGTAACAATTTTTACCATTCTTTCTTGTGTAAATTCTTGATAGATTTTATCGCCAATTTTTTTCCTAACTAATGTAGATTTCATATTAAATAACGTAAATTTGTCTTGGCATTGCAGTAAATCTTTTTTGTTTGTTAAGGTTTTCCGCTAACAAAGCTTCTCTCTCCATAACCTTTTCAGGTCTTAGTCTTGTAAGTCTACCTTCAGCACCAATTAATTCCTCAATCAATTTAGTTTTTTCATCTTTACCTTCAGTCGCTAATGATTGATAATCCAAAGTTAATTCCGAATCAGGAGTTTTAATGTTACCACTAAATTTACCTCTAACTTTAGATAAAGTTTCTTTAGCGCTTGCGTAAAAATATCTTCTAACCCATATCTGAGCAGGGTTGTTTAAATCCTCCCAAGAGATTTTTTCAAACGGTACATCTGAAGGTAGTTTAATAATGTCAGGATTGTCTTTTAGACATTTGTCTCTATCAGAACCTTCCGCCTCATAATACCAATACCAAACTTTACCTCTCATTAAAGTAGCGTTACCAAAATCAAATTTACCTCCAGGGACATTCATTAGATGAATAGCCTTTTTACCTTCAGGTAATGCCGTCATTCTATAGGTTAAATCACCAGCAATAATTCTTCTTTGAATATTAATTTCTTGCATTCTCAGTAACATATCAAACGCGGGCATCATAAAATATGACCCAGACATTCCCATTTGTGAATAACCCCCAGGGCCTCCTAAACCAACACCACCTAAAGCTCCGAAAGTCCAAGGGTCAAATAATAAATTATTAAGTTCTGCGGGAGTAAACCACAATAATTCATTTAACTCTCTACCCGCAGGAATTTCATATATTTGTTGCCCTCTAACTAATTGGATGTAATCTTTTTTTAGAACGGAATCACCGTTGGTCTGTAAACCCACTATTTTAGAATATGCGTAAGTATATCTTTGTTCATAATCTAAACTTTTAGTAACAAATGCTTTAGCTAAAGATTGGGTGTCTAAATTTAAATTATATAATGCAGTCCATTGAGATTCAATTAACCAATCTTGGACATATTGAGAATAATCCTCGATTGCAATCTCTAAAAGAGAATCCAATTGCTCATCTTCCAATTCAACACTTCTAAGAGGAGCACCTAAAATATGTCTAAGTCTTGTGTAAAGTTGACTTCTTTCTGGTTCTGCTATAATTGCCATAGTTTTTTATTATATAAATATCAATTGAGTTGATAAATTAAATTACCCACAGGTAAAACAAAATTACCATTTATGATTTTAGTAGATTCATTTTTAAAAACTAAAACATCTTTATTACTTTTAGTAAAAATTAAAAAGTCTGTTTTATACGGTTTAACTTGACCTGTGCCGTAAACCACATAACTATCATCAATCTTTTTAAAATTAGTGTAAGGTTTTATTTGTGCGGTGTAAGTTATGGAATCAATTACTATCTCACAATCAACACCCCCAACCATGTCTTCAGTACTCCCTAATTTACCAATCTGAACAACGTTTTCCTCACCAAATTTTTTCTTTAAAATATTAACGGTTGAGTTTTCAGTTTTATCTCCAATTGAATTTGTTTTAGTTAAAGTTGACATTAGGTTTGAAAACGTTGGTGACTGTATGTTAAAAATTCTGTCTTTGTATTTTTCAATTACATTAACAAATTTTTTAGTTTCACTAATCTGAACAAAGGGAGGTTGTCCAATCAATTTAATTTTAGGTTGTTTTTCATATTCTAAAACTTTATTAACATCATTTAATAAAATACAAAAACAAGTGTAGTTAGTGTTAAGTTTATTAATTACTGACCTACCTTCAGTCTCTAAATCATAGATACCTGAAGATTCATTTTCACCATATTCACCTTTTTCATAGTAATTTTCTTTGAAGACTTCTTTTAAAATAGAATCTATTTTTAATCTAAAAATTTGTTTAACCTTTGGATTAATGTTAAAAATAAATCGTATTGCTTCATTTTCTTCTCTCGAACATCTTTCAGAAATACCTTCACTAATTACTTGTTTAATAATATTCCCTTCATTTAATTTTCTATTAGAGCGTAATGAAAATAATTCGTCTACAAAATCCCAATTAACACATTTCCAAAAGTTAGAGATATACTCGTCTCTTTTATTTTTGTATTTTAGATAATATGCGTGTTCCCATAAATCTAACCCTAATATTGGGTACCCACCACTTTTAACAACATTCATTAATGGGTTATCTTGGTTAGGGGTGGACATTATCTTTAATTGATTTTTTTTAGTTAAAACTAACCAAACCCAACCTGAACCGAATCTTTCTTTAGCAATTTCTTCAAATTCAGTTTTAAATTTTTCAAAACTTCCAAAATCGGATTTTAATTTTTTCAATAAGTCTCCTTTAGGAGTTTGTTTTTTTGGGGATAACATTTTCCAAAACAAAGCGTGATTGAACGCTCCTCCCGCATTGTTTCTAATTGTGGTATTGTATTTACTAATTGATTTAATAATTTCTTCTAATTCTAAATCACCGTAATCCTTTTTTGACAGAGCTTTATTTAGTTTATCAACATAACCTTTATAATGTTTGTTATAGTGATAAGACATAGTCTCAGAATCGATAAATTGTTTTAAAGATGAATAAGAATATGGTAATTTTTCTATACCAATCTTTTTCATTTCATTAAGGAAATGTAATTTGTCTTGGTTTTTTTCTTGTAAGAGTATTTGTTCGTTAAGTAAATGAACTCTTTCTTCTAATTTGTTCATGTGGCTAAAATTAATATACTATAAATAATCTAAAACTTTGAATTATCTCAGCGTATTAATTTTATTCATCATTTCTTCGATGATGTCAGACTTGTTTAAATTGTCCCCCATCACAGTTTCAAATATATTTTTCTTGTTTTTTAACATATCATAAATAATCCCTTCAATCGTGTTTTCAAAGATTGGGTAATATACAGAAACATTAGATTTTTGACCATATCTATATGACCTGTCTTCAGCTTGAGAGTGGTCTGATGGTACAAATGACAGGTCGTTCATAATAACCGCCTCCGCAGCGGTTAATGTAATACCAACTCCTGCGGCTTTTAAGTTACCAACAAAAACTTTTATTTTTTCATTTTCTTGAAATTGGTCAACCGCATATTGTCTTTGTGGTTTAGTACAACTACCGTCTAAAAAAACGGCTTGTTTACCAAAATGGTCTTTAATTTTTGTTAACGTGTCAGTGAAGTTTGTAAAAATAATAACCTTTTTGTCTTGGTCTATTATATTTTGAGCCAATTCTATAGTAGAGTCGACTTTTTCATTTGCGATAACTTGTCTAACTTTCATTAATTTTGAAAATTGGACTGTTAATGAATTTGACTCGTCGGTTTTATTGTCATACCAATCATAGTATTCGCCCATTAAACCTTCATACATTTTAGATTTTAATCTCAAGTATACAGGTGTTATTATTTTATCAGGTAAATCTAATACATCTTCTTTTAATCTTCTTAATACTTGTTTGGAGGTTCTGTCTCTAAGCTCTTCTAAATTAGAAGCTCCTGTCACATTCCATACTTTTCTATTACCAGCTTTAAATTGATACCCTTGACAATATCTAATTGCGTAAGCCATCCAATTTTGGGCGACAGGACTTTCAATTAGACTTAATAAATTGTAATAATTCATAGGTCTTGATGTCATTGGAGTCCCTGTCAGTAACCAAAGTTTGTCTACTTTTTTAGAAAAATTATTAACAAGTTTGGTTCTTTGGGCTTGAGCGTTTTGAATATAATGAGCTTCATCAATAATGATTAATTCGGGGTCAAATTGATATATTAGTGATTGTTCTTTTTCTTTAATATCATAAAAATTTTTTAGAATATCGTAATTAACAATAACAAAATCATGTTCAGTTGAAAAATTCTTCCCTTCGGCAATATAAACACTTCTATCGGTATAATTTCTAATCTCTCTTTCCCAATTTATTTTAAGTGATGCAGGACAAATTATTAATATTCTTTTCGCATTACTTTCTAAAGCGGCGATTATCGTTGATGTAGTTTTACCCAATCCCATATCATCCGCTAAAATAAATCTCTTTGACCCTGCTAATTTTTCAATAGCTTCTTTTTGGTGCTCAAGAGGAGGTCTATGAGAATATTTAGAATAATCTATATCAATCTTTTCAACTTTATGGGTTTTTAATAACGCGGCTTTAGGGACCCAAAAATCATGGTTTTCTTGAGACTCGAATATTTTACCCCATATATGATATGATTTTTCTTTTTCGGCTAATAATTTCTCTACCCAAATTTGTTTTGGAATTTCCATGTAGAGTTTTTCATCTGCGATTTTCTTTGCGAAATAAGGGTCCAAGTCAACCCATTTTTTTCCTACTTTTGGGGACTTATCATGAAAAGATATAATATAGTCTGATTGAGACCTAGTCGGATAAAATTTTTTATTATTATCTTTCTGATTTTTTAATTTTAGTATATAGTTATTCGCCCCTGAATATGAATCCAAGATTGAAAGTGCTCTCTGTTCAATTAGATTTGATATATTTTCAGACACTATTCGTTTTACGTTTTAATAAAAATAACAATTGAATGGATATTTATCAATATGTCAACAAATAAAGTTCCAATAACAAGAATAGGTAAGTTTTTCGGTGCCGAAGATTATAACTTAGACCTCTCAATAGGTGAGGAGTGGTTATATGGTGATATGAACTTTACTTTAGTCCTTTACAGGGTAGATAGATTAAAAACAAAAACAGATGATGTTTATGGTGAAACTGTAAAAGATGGTGTAAAATTTTTACCCCCTGTTGAGTTTAAAGCATTTGTACAAATTTCAGCCCCTGAAAATAAAAACTTAGGAAATTCTAAAATAAATCAAACCGAACCTGGTAACATCAGAATATCAATCTATCAAAGACAATTGGATGAATTAGGTATTGATATAAACTATGGAGATTATATTGGATATTATGAAACTGAGAATAGAGTTAGGTATTATACTGTAAATAATGATGGTCGTGTAATATCTGACAACAAACATACCTATGCAGGGTATAAACCATTTTACAGAACAATTACCGCATCGGCGGTTATTGACAATGAATTTAGAGGGTTATAATGAATATAATAATTACAGAAAATCAGATTGGTGTATTAAGAAGAATATATGAAATAGGTGAATTTGTTAATTATGCTATTGATAGTTTGAATGACGACATTAAACAAGGTGGGCCAGGAAATAAACCTGACAACTTTGGAGTTTATGAAAATTGGGTGATACAAAGAGTTAGTAGAATATTTAAAACTAAGTACCCTGACATTGATTTTGAAAGATACAATTTTTTAACGATTGTAGGGGGAGAATATAATGATAAAATTAGAAGGGGATTTAATAAAGTTAGAAAGAAAAAATGAAAATATTAATTACAGAAAAACAAAAAACAAAATTATTAGAAAAAATTTCTAATCAAGAAGTTATTTGTGATAATTGTGGTTGGTCTTGGGACTTAAGTGATGGTGGTAATGACCCGTTTATTTGTCATAAATGTGGTCATAACAATTCTGAAGAAGATTACCGAGGTAAAAAAGTTATGGTTTATTATAATTTACATAAACACACATTTTCTGTAACATATAAGTCAAAAGTTATTTTACATGCCGATTATGTAAAACTTAAAAATGTTGAGTTTAGAGTTAGACAGGGCGGGAAACAACGTGTTAGACAAGAAATGTCAAAGAATGTTCACGCCTTTGTGATTGGTACTTTAGTAGATTATTGTGAATATCCTTGTGATAACATACCTGAAGAATCGTCAAGTAAAATTGTTACATATAACCCATATAAATATGATTCGTTTGTTTATAAAGACACTGAAGAACCTGTTTATACCGCCAAGGAAGTTGACATGATAAATCAAAAAAACAAATTATTTGTAATTTCTGAAATTGTGTCAAGTAGATTGATAGAGTCTGAAGAAACCTCTGAATCAGAACCGACAAAATATACCTACACCACATTAGGTCTTTTTGAAAAAGGCACAACTAAAAGATATTATTTTAATAGTGTTCTACCAGTTAATGACCCCGACCCAATTGATGGAAAAATAAAGATTGAAGGAGCGTCAGGAGATTTCATTTTTAACAAAGGGGATTTAATAATAAACCCTGAAAAAAATACTATTGCAATAACTAAAGAAAATTTTGAATTAGCATACCCGAAATATCAAGGAGTTAAAAAAACAGAAGAGATTGGTATAACTTCATCAAATATTAGAACTGCGTTAGAAAAAGCTTTTCCTAGACATTGGAAAGCGGAGACACCCATTTTTTCACCAGGTTTGAGAGGTATACACACAATAGGTAGTAAAATTGGGGACCCTAGAGAAGATTGGTCGATAATGAATTTTTTTGATACAAAAGAAGAAATACACAATTTAATTTATTTAAAATATTTTGATGATGTTTTTGAAGGGGATATTGTTGATTGGATGGTAAAACTATTTAAAAAAGATAAAAACTTTGTCAAACTTTTAGTTGATAGACAATGGAAATCAATTGAAAGGGGATTTAAATTAGAAAAGGATTCGGTTGACAAGTTTTTAAATAAAATGAATACCAATAACGTTGTATATTTTCCTTTTGGTTCTAAAATGGATAGATGGGGAGGTGTTGATGTTATAATTGACGGTGTTAGTTATCAAATAAAACCTTTATCTTCCTATACCGATAAAAACGGGGTGTTTACAATTAATACTTATGGTATGAGAGATTATTCAGGTAAAAAAGTAGATAAAATAGCTTTCTCAAAAAATGATGAGATATTAATTTTTGATAATCGTAATTACAAAGTCGTTTCAAAGACAATGGCGATTTTTAATGAAATGCCTCAAATTTTAAAATAATGCCATTACCAAAAAAAATAAAAAAGAATATACCTTTAACCTCATCTAAAACTCTTTTACCTAGAAGGGAAGAATTAGTTGAAAAAATTAATAAAGATGGTACATATCTGCCAAAATCTATTTTACACGCTGATTTGGATAGGGGGTTTTTAGATTTTGTAAAAGACGAGTTAAAACTAAGTGTTGAAGGGAAAACAGTCCCGACTATAGATATAATTGTTACAACTCAAAATTGGTCTCAGTTTACTGAAACTTGGGATATACAAAATTTAGACAAAAATGTTGAATTACCTTTTATTACAACGGTAAGAGTTCCCGAAGTTAAGTATGGTACAAACCCGTCTTTATTATATACCATACCAAATAGAAGACAATATTTTTATGCTCAAGTTCCTACATGGGATGGTAATAGACATGGTATGGACATATATAAAATACCTCAACCTGTTCCTGTCGATATTACTTATCAAGTTAAAATACTTTGTAACAGAATGAGGGAATTAAATAAGTTTAATAAAATTGTTTTAGAGAAATTTTCATCAAGACAAGCCTATCAAGTAATTAAAGGACATTATATCCCAATAGTTATGAATAATATTTCTGATGAATCTGTTTTAGATGCTGAGAAAAGAAAATATTATATCCAAAGTTATGAATTTACTATGTTAGGGTTTTTAATTGATGAAGATGAATTTGAGGTGTCTCCTGCAATAAATAGACTACTACAAGTTGTGGAAGTTGATACTAGAACAACAAAAAGAAAAGTTAAAAAAGATGATGACCCATCAAGTTTTACTGAAAATTTAATTTTTGTTATTGGTAATACAACCTTGTCTCAATTATTTAATTATACCGCGAATATCCTTGTCGGGTTAAGTGAAAATATTAATACTTTTGATGTTTATATTAACAACGATTATTATGGTTCAGATGTTAGTGAAATTCAAATTAACACAAACGATGTGTTAAAAATTATAATAGAAAAAAATGACGATGTTTTAGAGTCTAAATTAGAGTTGTTTATTAATCTAATTTAATTCTCCCCGTATATATCAGGTTTTTCTTTACATTTATCAGTTATAAGTTTTTCTAAAAACCTATACATCTTTACTCCCTTTTTATCACAATATTTTTTAAGTATATCGTGAACCTCAACTGATATCTTTAAATTCTTTATTTTCTTATTGTCAGACATGGTAGAAAAAAGGCAGAATTTATTCTACCCAATTTATAAATAGTTACTACAAAGTAAAGTATTTTGGTTTTTTATCTAATATTTATCAATAAAAATAAATCAATAGCTAAAAAAAGAAATTAATAATGGCAAACAAAGTATTCGTATCCCCTGGGGTATATACATCAGAAGTAGATTTAAGTTTCGTAGCCCAAAGCGTTGGGGTTACTACTTTAGGTATTGTGGGTGAAACAATTAAAGGACCTGCATTTGAACCTATTTTTATTAGAAACTTTGATGAATTCTCTACATATTTTGGAGGAACGTCTCCAGAGAAATTCATAAACACCCAAATTCCTAAGTATGAGGCGGCATACATTGCTAAATCATATTTACAACAATCTAATCAGTTGTTTGTAACTAGAGTTTTAGGACTTTCGGGTTACGACGCTGGACCTTCTTGGTCTATAAGTACAAAGGCTAACGTTGACTGTAGTACGGTTGATTTTTATTGTTTGTCTAGCACCACTGTAAACTGTGTTGAACAATGTGATGAATATCTAACTATAGATTATGCAATTGACTTTACAGGATGTACAAATAATTCATCGACCATTGTCTTAGACACTGCAGACATTCCTGATTACCTTTTAGAAAAATTATATTTACCATATGAGAATTTTGATGGTAGTACTTCTACATTATATGAAAATATGATTAATCAAATTTTTGATGTGTTAAGAACTCCATCTACAGAGGCAACTTCTATTTACTACTACGGACCAATTTCAGGAGATGTTTATAGTGCGTTGTCAACAACATTTACCGCGGAAACTAACGTATTCGGTGTTGAGAACGTTAACGCTTCTGAGATTAATTATTGTGCATCTCAAAACGACCCATGGTATTATGCAACTTTTGATAACTTAGGAAACGCAATTTATAGTGGATTCTCATTCTTTAGTGTTGTATCAGATTTACAACCTGTACCTGTTACAACTACAACAACAGTACCATTAACCACACCAACACCTTCACCATCACCTGTTAATCCATGTATATCTCCAACACCACTTCCTAATGTAACACCAACACCTTCACCTGTTCCTGTAAATTGTTACACAGGTAAATTGATTGGTACATTATATGTGTTTGATGGTGTTGCTTACACTGACTATGACGATTTAGTAATCGCAACATTCCGTTCAAGAGGATTGGCAACGTATTCTTCTGATGACGGAGCGGTATACGAAGTTACAGGATTAACTGACGTATCAATGGATTGTACAAATGGTTATAGTGCGGTTACTAAAAACCCATATGCAACTTTTGGTCTAAACGTAACTAATAATGATGGTCAAAGTTTCTTCTTTGAAACATCATTCCAAAACTCAGACCCTAAATATCTTTCTAAAGTGTTTGGAGCATCTAACTTCGCAAAACCAAGAAGAGAAGTTCCTTTATTTGTCGAAGAAAGGTTCCAAGCGTTATTAAATTACGCATGGAGAAAAGGATACATTAGAGGATTAAATTGTAGTTTAACCGCTTTACCTGACGCAAGACAAGGTAATGACCCTACATCAATCGCGTGGTACCTTGAAAAATATCAATCACCTATGTCACCTTGGGTTGTATCTGAACTTAGAGGTAATAAAGTTTACAACCTGTTCAAAGTAACAACAATCGCTGACGGTGACGCGGCTAATATCGAGGTTAAGATTTCAATTGCTAACATTTCATTTGGAAACGGAACATTTGATTTATTTGTTAGAGATTTCTTTGACTCTGATTCAGCACCTACAGTATTAGAAAAATTCACTAACTGTTCACTTGACCCAAGTAACAACAATTTCGTTGGTAAAAAAGTTGGTTCAGTAGACGGTGAATATGAATTAAACTCTAAATTTATAATGTTGGAACTTAATCCTGACGCTCCTGTAGACGCATTACCTTGTGGATTCCAAGGTTACGCATTTAGAGAATACGCAGGTCTTAGACCTCCATTCCCAATATACAAAACTAAATATGACTTCCCAGGTGAGGTTGTTTATAACCCACCATTTGGTTTATCTTCAGGAGCGGACGATATCGTAAGAAGTGCAGGAGATAATGTGAGAAGAACATATTTGGGTATTTCTGACACTATTGGTTTTGACGTTGATTTTTACACTTATAAAGGTAAACAATTACCATTGGATGTTTGTACTGATGTTTCAGGTGATGAATGGGCATACAAAACTAGAGGTTACCACATGGATAAAAACGCAAGTGGAATTACAATTTCAGGAGCATTTAGTACAAGTGGAACACCAGCATTCTTTGTTGGAGCATCTGAATTTACTCAAGACCCTGAAGATGAAACTAACCAATACTATAGATTATTCGCACGTAAGTTCTCATTCTTATGTTCAGGAGGTTTTGACGGTTGGGATATTTACAGAGAATATAGAACCAACCAAGACCGTTTTGTTCTAGGTAGGTCAGGTTATTTAAAAGGAGCGTGTCCTTCGTTTAGATACCCAACTGCATCAGGGTGGGGAGCGTTTAAACAAATCACAGTTGGTGACAATACTCAAGATTGGGCAAACACTGACTACTACGCATACTTATTAGGACAAAGAACTTTTGCTAATCCTGAAGCGGTTAATATTAACGTATTTGTAACACCAGGTATTGATTATTTAAATCATCCAGGATTGGTAGGTACCGCGATTGACATGGTTGAAAACGATAGAGCGGATTCCTTGTACATCTGTACTACACCTGACTACAATATGTTTGTACCTCAAACAGGTGACCAATTAGACTTGATTTATCCTCAAGAAGCGGTTGACAACTTAGAAACTGCGGGAATCGATTCTAACTATACATGTACTTACTACCCTTGGGTTCTAACTCGTGATACTGTAAATAACACTCAGATTTACATTCCAGCAACTGCTGAAGTTTGTAGAAACTTAGCGTTAACAGATAATATCGCTTTCCCATGGTTCGCATCAGCGGGTTACACTCGTGGTATAGTAAACGCAATTAAAGCACGTAAGAAGTTAACTCAAGAAGATAGAGATACTCTATATAAAGGTAGACTTAACCCAATCGCTACTTTCTCTGATGTTGGTACGGTTATTTGGGGTAACAAAACTTTACAGATTAGAGAGTCTGCACTTGACAGAATAAACGTTAGAAGATTGTTACTACAAGCTCGTAAGTTGATTTCAGCGGTTTCTGTAAGATTACTATTCGAACAGAATGACGAGAAAGTAAGACAAGACTTCTTAAATGCGGTGAATCCTATCTTAGACGCAATTAGAAGAGACAGAGGGGTATACGATTTCCGTGTAACAGTTTCTTCAGATGCTGCTGACTTAGATAGAAACCAAATGACAGGTAAGATTTACATCAAACCAACTAAGTCACTTGAATTCATTGATATCACATTCTACATTACTCCAACAGGAGCGTCGTTTGAAAATATCTAAAACAAAAAATAAGGTGGGGTTTATTCCCCACCTTTTAGCCATTTAATTATATGAAAGTTAATAGAAGAATTTTTAAAGAGGGAATTGATGAGGAGGGTACTCCTGACATGAAATATTATTCATTCGACTGGGATGATAATATTATGGTTATGCCAACAAAGATAATCCTTAAAGACGAAGGTGGTAATGAAGTTGGTATGTCAACAGAAGACTTTGCGGAATATAGAACTGAAATAGGTAAAGAACCATTTGAGTATGAAGGTCATACCATAGTAGGTTTTGCAGAAGAACCGTTTAGATATTTTGGGGTTAAAGGAGATAAACAATTTATTGTAGATTCTTTGACGGCAAAGCAAGGACCTGCATGGGATGATTTTGTGGAGGCGATAAATAACGGGTCTATTTTTTCCATAATCACTGCAAGAGGACATACACCAAATGTATTAAAAGAGGCAGTTTATAATTTAATTGTCTCAAATACAGGAGGGATATCTGCAAAGGAGTTGGTTAAAAATTTAACAAAATATAGAAATTTAACGGACGAAGAGGAGTCTTCCCCAAGAGAAATGATTAGAGAGTATTTAGATATGTGTAAATTTTACCCTGTAAGTTATGGAGAAGGTTCTGCAACAAATCCTGAAGAAGGTAAAGTTAAAGCGATGAAAGAATTTATTTCGTATGTTAGAGATATGGCTTCCCACCTTCAAAAGAAAGCTTTTTTAAAGAACAAAGTATCTAATAATTTCTTACCTACAATTGGATTTTCAGATGATGATGTTAGAAATTTAGAAAAAATGAAACAACATTTTGAAAAAGAACCGATACTTAAAACTTATTCAACTGCTGGAGGAAAGAAAAAATTATATTAACTAGATACTTATAATGGAAGATTAAAATTAAAAAACCAAAAGTAAAGAGAAAAATTTTACTTGGGGATATTTATAATAAAATAAAAGAAGAAAAAAAAATACAACAAAATGGCTGATTTATTAATGAAAATGCCGATACCTTATGAACCTAAAAGACAGAACAGGTTCATCATGAGATTTCCATCTACATTGGGTATCAATGAATGGTTTGTAGAAACCGCCGCTAGACCGTCAATCACAGTTAACGCTACAGAGATACCGTTTTTAAATACCTCGACATATGTTGCTGGTAGATTTAAATGGAATCCTATTAACGTTAAATTCCGTGACCCTATTGGTCCTTCAGCATCACAAGCTCTTATGGAGTGGGTTCGTTTATGTGCGGAATCTGTAACAGGTCGTATGGGTTACGCTGCGGGTTATAAAAAGAATGTGGACCTTGAAATGTTAGACCCAACAGGTGTTGTTGTTGAAAAATGGATTATTGAAGGGACATTTTTAACTTCAGTTAACTTTGACTCTTTAGGATATTCAACCGATGGTATTGCAACAATTTCTGCAACACTTCAGATGGACCGTTGTGTATTAGTATACTAAAATTTAGAATTAACATAAAATTTAAAGTTCCATGTACAAACGTGGAACTTTTTTTATTATATAATTATGGAAAACTTAACAGGATATACATGTCAAACTTGTGGTAAAATATTTGAAACTAAAGAAGAGTTTGACAATAGACATAAAAAAAAGAAAAAAAATAATAAACAATCAGATTCTAAAAAGAAAGATTGATTTTTATAATAGTCAAATTATTTTTAAAAGAAAAACATGGAACAAAACGCATATACCGTAGGACAAGAAAATTTTAATTTACCACATGATGTGGTACAATTACCAACAGGGGGTATTTTTTATAAATCAAAAAAGAAATCAGTTAAAGTTGGTTATTTAACCGCTAATGATGAAAACTTTTTAGTATCAGTTGCGTCACAACCTGGCTCATCTACAAATATAGTACTATCATTATTAAGAAACAAAATATACGAACACGACATCAGACCTGATGAAATGCTTGAAGGGGATATTGAAGCGATTCTCATATTTTTACGAAATACTTCATTTGGGCCTGAATATAAAATATCAGTTACCGACCCAAAAACAGGTAAACCGTTTGATACCGAAATCCTTTTGGATGAGTTAAATATTAAACGTATTCCAAACGCACCTGATGAGAACGGATTATTTACTACTAAACTACCAAGAAGTGGCTCAACAGTTAAATTGAAACCATTAACTTATGGTGAAATTATGGATATTGAAAAAATGGTAGAACAATATCCCGTTGGTAGAGTTGCTCCAAAAATAACATGGAGATTAGAAAGACAAATCCAAGAAGTTGACGGTAATTCAGATAGAGGACATATCGCTCAATTTGTTGCATCGTTACCAATTATGGATTCTAAACACATTCGAAATTTTATGAGAGAAAATCAAATCTCTTTAGACTTAAGAAGACAAGTTATAGCCCCGTCAGGAGAATTGGTATCTTTCGAGATTACCTTTGGGGCTGAATTTTTTCGCCCTTTCTTCTGATTACAGACTATTCCTACTTGAAGAATTCTATGTTATGGCTAAAATATTAAGAACTTCATATTATGAATTTCTTAATATCCCCACATACGCTCGAAAATTTCTAATCAACAAAATCATAGAAGAAAATACTCCAAAAAATTAAATCGGAACCTATTTATATTAAAACTTAAAAAGTATGCAAGCAGGTTCATCTACAGGAACAACAAACCCAATCCAAGGTTTTGGGGATTATCTTAAAAGTTTGGGTAAAGATATTGGGGATGCTATCATGACCAATTTTGAAGGTTCCGAAATAATCAAAACCATGGAGGAAATGGAAGGGTATGCGACTAGTATTGCCCACCAATTTGGACAAGGTAGAGAAAATGTTGTTGCAATGCAGGCAGCAATGGGGGATGCAGCCATCAAAGTAAAAGAGATGGGTGGTGGTATGAAAGAAATTTCAGACATCATGTTTAACGTAGCAAAGGAACTTGGAAGAAATGTCATAACACAAGGTAAAACAATTGAAGAAATATATGCGGTTACTAAAGTAACAGAACAATCAACCGCAGAATTAGTTAAAGGGTTCAAAGACGCAGGATTTTCTATTTCACATATTAATAAAGAAATGAAAAGCGTAGTTGATGTTGCTAGACAACAAGGTGTTAGTGCGGTTGCGGTTTCAGACAAAGTTTTAGAAAATATGTCCGCTTTAAATAAGTTTGGATTTGAAAATGGTGTTCAGGGACTTGCAAAAATGGCTGCTCAAGCTACCGCCTTGAGAATAGACATGAATAAAACCCTTACTCTCGCGGATAGTTTATTTAGTCCCGAGAAAGCGATTGATATGGCGGCAGGGTTACAAAGGTTAGGAGTTACCCAAAGTGATTTGTTAGACCCATTAAGATTAATGGATTTGGCTCAAAATGACCCTGCTGAATTACAAAATCAAATTGCTGAAATGTCAAAACAATTTGTCCAATTAAATGAAAAAGGTCAATTTGAAATAATGCCAGGAGCTAGACGACAATTAAGAGAAATCGCTCCACTTGTTGGCATGACCGCAGATGAATTGACTAAAATGGCGTTAGGTAGTGCAGAATTAGATGACAAATTAAGTAAAATTAGTTTCCCTGATTTTGCAACTGAAGAACAACAAAAAATGATTGCTAATCTCGCTGAAATGGGAGAGGGAGGACAATATCAAGTTACATTTGAAGATAAAGAAGGTAAAACTCAAACAAAGGCGATTACAGAATTAAGTAAAGAAGATATTGAACAATTAGGTAAAGCTTCTGATACTGAAAAAAGTATGGAAGATTTGGCGAAAGAACAATTAAAAACTAGTGAAAGAATTGCTGGTATATTGGAGTCTATGAAGAACAGAACAGGAACTGCTTTGGCGGGTACAAGGATTGTTGAGCAGGGTAGACAGGCAACAGTAGAGGGATATAATGTTTTGGGTAAAGCGGCGAGTGGTGAAAAATTACAAATTGATACGTTAAGAGAAGCTTTAGGTAGTGGACTAAGTAATTTACTTGATAGTATAAATAAGGGAGACGCCTTAGGAGGATTTACAACCGCATTGACGAGTACTAGTACCTATATTCAAGGAGCGTTTGACGAGGCTTTAAAGAATAGTAAGACCGCAATTGACGATTTAACCAAATCAACTAATCCATTAACACAATTATTTACAGGACTAGCCGAAAAAACCGCAACTTATGTTGGTGAAAAAGAAAAATTAATACCCCCTAAAACAACTGAAGTTAAAGATTTTGTAATACCATTTGAACAAGACCAATTAAGAATTTATAACAATGCGATTGTTGGAGGTACAAATTTAGGTAATAATACTAACACACCCCCGACTGAATCTAATCAAAAAATTTCTGTTGATGGAAACATAACAGTAAATGTTACATCTCAAGGAATTGATACTAATTCATTATCAATGGCATTAAATGACTTATCGGTTAAACAACAAATTGTTCAAGCGGTTATTACAGGTATGAACCCTAATTCTAATCCTAACCAATTAAATCAACAAATAAAAAGTGGTGAATTAAACTCTTATAATTTTGGTTAATTACTATTTATAATAAAATGAAATAAATGTCAGAAAGTTCATTATCATTTATAAATTCATCAAGTTTTAGAAATTCTTTAATTAATAAAAACTTGCCACCCTATTCCGTTAATGGTGTATTCTCACCACCTACGGGAGCGGTAAACTATGAAACAAATTTAACAGTAAGTCCTGTAATAGATTCTCCTGATGAATTAATTAGTGATGGAGTTTTTGCTCAACAGTTATATCCGTTAAACGAATACGGACCTGAAGGAGGGTTTAATACCGAAATAACGTATAACGGACCACCATTACCTGTTGAACCTAACAAAGGTGAGTACGACCCAAATGATACAATTTTAGACATTGTAAATGAATTTTACATCGATGCTGCATATATCGAAAATATATACGGGCCTGAAGGAGGATTCAATCAGATGGTTGTTATTGACAGTATTCAAAATAACAATAAAATATACCTACCTTATTGGGAACCACCAACTTTTAGACCCTCATCATATTCACCATATGAAATTTTATTATCTGATAATCCGACAGGTTCTGATGGTACATTGTCTCAAGATTCTTATTTGGCCAGATTAGGTGCACAAACTTTAAAGAAACTTTTCCAAGATAGAATTGACGCTGAAATTTACCAAAATACAGTTGGTCTTGTAAATTTAGAGTCACTTTCAGACCCTTTTGAGGCTAGTTTAATTGTTACAGGACAAGAACCATTAGTATATAAAAATTGGAGGATAACAGTACCTGAAAATCCATTATTAGCAGCCGCTGATTTTTTAACAAGATTAGGTGGAGCTTATTGGCCTGTATCACCAATCCCTGGTGATTATTTTGATGAAAACACTGCTAATGGAGCTCAAACTCAACAAACATCAACCGCTCTTAATGTTATTAATCAATTAACAGGTGGTTTTTTAGGACCTATTTTAAATATTAAAAGAAATCCTTCACAAATATTTTTAGCTAACACAGGTAACGGACAAAGGTCTGCATTATTTGCAAACATTAATTATAATAGATATCAACCAGGGTACGACAAAAATTTTGGTGGATTATTAGGAGTTGCTCAAGGGTTAATTAATTTAGCAGTTAACCTTATTAATCCTGACAACGGAACTCTAATTGGCGGATATTATGTTGGTAGTAGAAATGCCGAACCATCCACAATTACATCACCACCAAATCAAATTCCTGTTAATCCATTTGGACAACAAGACCAAGTCCCTGTATACGGACCTTCTGAATTGGGTATTTTATTTGAAGGTAATGACGAAAAAATTAATTTTGGTTTAAAAGGGAAGTCTTATACTGATGGAGGAGGTATTGACGGTCAATTCGTGTGGACTTCACCAAAATATAAAGGAAACGCAGGGTTTAAATCAACACCTGGCGGAGGCTCAGGTTCTTTAGATGAAGAATTTAATATAATAAGTTCAAGTTATTTAAGTAATGAATCAACAAATATTACTTTTAAACAAAGTTCAATATTAGACCAAACTCAAAGACTTATTGATTCCGCAGATAATGTTTCAGGAATTGCGAGATTAAAACATGTTGGTAATGCGATTAATCAAGTTAGTAAAGTCTTTAACGATGGGTACAAAGAAATGACCAAAGGTTCTCAAGTGGTTTCTTATACTGATAATACAACAGGTGGCGAAGCAGGTATTGAGTATTGTAGAGTATTCCAAAAAGATACTCCTTATTATACTTACGCAGATTTACAAAAAACAGATGGTATTACAACTTCAGGAAGAAGGTTTACAAACTCAGTATTTGATAATACATATAATTTAAACATCGCACCACTTAGAAACCCTGGTTCAACTAATATCATTCCTGATAATGATGTTGGACGAGGAGGATATGCAAAAAAATACATGTTCTCAATCGAGAACTTAGCTTGGAGGACATCAAGCAGACCTGGATTTACTTACGATGAATTACCTACTTGTGAAAAAGGTCCTAATGGAGGTAGAGTTATGTGGTTTCCGCCATATGATTTAAAATTTAACGACACAAGCCAAGCCAATTGGTCACAAACAAGTTTCTTAGGTAGACCTGAACCAATTTATACTTATAAAGATTCAACAAGAACTGGTAGTATAAGTTGGAAGATAATTGTTGACCACCCTTCAGTAATGAATACTTTAATTGAAAAACAATTAAAAGGTCAGGCAAAAGAAAGAATTAATTCAATTATAGATTCATTTTTTGCGGGATGTGTTAAATATGACATTTATGAATTAGCTAAAAAGTTTAATACTATACCTGTAAAAGATTTGTTCACATATCAGGAAATTTTAAATAATCCAAGATTGACGGATGAAGAACTTGCGGGTATTAATAAATCGATACCTAAAGATAACGACCCAATTAATACTACAGGAACTCAGAACACTAATAATAATACCGCACCAAATGATAATGTTGATGCGGCTAGTTTTAAGTCTACTTACGAAGGATTGTCATTTTATTTCCATAATGATATTCCCGACCCAAATAGTAATTCAACAACTTCTTCAGTTCCATATAATCAAACCTTTGATTCATACATCGGATTAAAACCAACATATATTGATAGAGCTAATTCAACATTTAGTGAGGATTCTTCATTTTGTAAAAAAACAGGAACAGTACCTGGAGAATCGGTAACGTATTCGGAATATTGCAGTAGAGCTAAAAAAGTTGGAGAGTTTTTCGACTCTGTAGTCGTATCTAACTATAATAAGATTGCTAAAGATGATAAAAACTTTGTAGTTGAAGCATTCAATATATTAAAACAAGGAGGAACAATAACATTATCTATGATAGGTTCCGCGTCCGCACCCGCTTCAGTTAGTTATAACCAAAATTTATCTAAAAGAAGAAACGATTCAGTTATCAAATTTTTTAAGGAATATAAGATTGGTGACGCTAATTTGGCGGAATATATCGATAGCCAAAAATTTAAAGTAGTTTTAACTGACGCAAAAGGCGAAGAGATTTCAATTCCTAAATCTGAAAGTGGTGAGAGTTTCTTTGATGTAAATTGTACTAAAAATATTACAGGTGGAACAGGGACTGTGAATTCAAACTCTCAAATCTACTCAGTTAACGCAATGGCTTGTAGAAGAGTTAGAATTAAAGATATCAAAGTTGAATTACCTCCACAACCAACAACTACAACAACTACAGTATTACCACAACCTAATCCTGAACAAAATGTACCAGTTCCAAAACCACAACCAACTGTTGATTATATTAAAAAAATTAAAGAAGGTATTAGTAAAAAAATATTAAGAAATTTATTTTCTGAGTGTGATTATTTTGAAGTAATTAAAGAATCAAATCCAATGGTTTTGGATACGATAAAGGAGAAAATTAAATATTTTAATCCTGTCTTCCATTCCATGACACCCGAAGGATTAAACGCAAGACTTACTTTTTTAAATCAATGTGTAAGACCTGGTGAAACAATACCAACAATTGGTACTGATGGTAAACCTAAATTTAACGACGCGGTTAATACATCATTTGGTGCTCCACCTATTTTGGTATTAAGAATTGGAGATTTCTACCATACTAAAATAGTGCCTAAAACTGTTTCATTTACTTATGAACCTTTAGTTTTTGATATAAATCCTGAAGGGATTGGTATCCAACCAATGATTGCGAATGTTACACTGGGTTTTGATTTTATCGGAGGTCATGGACTTGCAAGACCTGTAGAACAATTACAAAATGCGTTATCATTTAATTATTATGGTAACACTGAAATATATGATGAAAGAGCGGTTTGGACTGAAGACACTTCCGCATTAGATAAACAAATTGTTGACGCAATATTAGCAAGTCAAACTCCCGCAACTCAAAATAACGTGGATACAACATCAACTAATGACGGAGGGTCAACGATAGGAGAGATTGTCACAAACATACCAACACCAAGTGGACAAACAGGTGAAATAGGTTACCAAAAAATAATGGATAATTTAATTGATGGTACGAAAAGTTATTTTGAACTTATTACTAACAAATTAGAAAGTATTAATTCATCATACAACTATGGTCTTGTACAACTATTAAATAGTGTTAGAGATTTTAGTGGCGGTACAGTTGTTACAGGAGATACTATTCCAGGACAAGGAGTATTAATTGAAATTTATGGTAAGCCTAAAGAATGGGAAAAAGAAATTGATAACCGATTAGCCTTTGCCTTGGATGATATTGATGCAAACAATAACCCTATTATAAAAAAATTAGGAAGTTTTTTTAACATAGATGATGACAGTAAACCAATAAGAGATGTTAAAAACAATATCAAAGCTTATTTGGAAAATTTAGCGACTACATATAAGAACGGTGTCGCAACAACAGTCCAAGAAATTGTTGTTGAAGAACAAAATTATGTACAGATAATAAGAAAAATAAATGTTGTAGCTCAAAAAACTGATGGTAAATTATTAGAAACTAATCTTCCTAGAATTTATAACCTGTCAGGAACTACAGAAGTTAGCGATTCAAGTAAACAAAGTGCAAGTATTCCTAATGATACTTATGAAGAATTGATTTATGATTTTAGAACATTAGAAAATGTCACTGTTGGGACTGGAGGATTTAACAAATTAATTGGGGACTTTCCTTATCACATCGCCTTTGGTAGCGATACATACAATTCTGGTGATTTTATAACATTTAAAGATGACATTTCATCACTTCCTGATAAAACTTTCTATTTGTTTATGGCAAGAATTTTATCTGACAAAAACAAAAAAAATGAATTTATTAATTATGTTATAAAAGGTGATTTAGTTGATTGGAAAAACCCTGTAAAATTAATGAATAAATTTGAAAAAATTGTTGACGATTTAGGTAAAACTTATGAAAAAGAAATTAAAGAAGAAGAAAAATTATTTGAAAAACTTAAAAAAGAAACACAATTCAAAAAACTTACTGAAGGATTAGATGAATTAATGTATCCTAAAGGAAAGGCTAGAAAATTTGAATATAGTACAGAACCACAACCAACTGATGATGATAAAAAGAAATTAATTTCTGATTTATATAAAACGGTTAATGTTGATACAAATAAATCAACATTTGATGGTAAAATTAAATTTGATTAACAATGGCAAGACAAACTTATAATAGATATACCGATTTCGTAATAAATGGACAACAAACTGTTGTTCCTTATATTAATTTACCATCTAAAACAACTGATAAGAGATTTATTTATAAAGTTGGACAATCAAGATTAGATAAAGTGTCGCAACAATATTATGATACTCCCGTGTTTGGATGGTTAATTTTAGTGGCGAATTCTAATTATGGTGGACAAGAATGGAACATTCCTGATGGTGCAATATTGACAATTCCATTTCCTTTAGTAGCTTCATTACAAGACTATAAAAACGAATTAGAGAACCACTTCTTCTATTATGGCAGATAACCAAGAAAATATTTTAGTAGAATTTGATTACAATAACATTATTGTAATAGACCCGAACAAAGTAATTGACGAAAACGGGGCGGCTAAAGAACGCCTTGTTAGACATGAAGATTTGGTTATGTATGCTAATTTGGAATGTAAGGTTTTACCAAGAACAAAATTAGCGGTTGGAGTTGATAATAGAGACGCGATACAAACAGTATCGGTTGCGTCAATTAACTTTTTAAAACCTGGAGGTAAAACATTTTTAGATAATAGTTACACTGATGAAATAACAGGTAAAGATACTCTTAAAGGAGAGGGAGTTAATCAACCTAAATCCACCTCAATATCTAACCCCAAAAAAGATGACGACTTTTTTATCAGACAGACTATAACTTCAGGTGGAAAACCTGGTGCGGTTGACAATGGGTTGTTAGGGATAATGAACATCTCAATTAAAACAAATACGGCATTCACCCCTAAAATTACTGTGAGACTTGTCGATATTAAAGGTAGAGCCTTATTTGAAGGGGCGGATAATTCTCCATACGCGGCCTTTTTTAATTTACCATACCCAACCTTTTATCTAACTATTAAAGGATTTTATGGTAAAGCCGTTAGGTTGGCATTGATGTTAAATAGTTTTACCTCTTCCTATAACTCATATTCAGGAAATTTTGATATAACATTAGAGTTTTACACTTACAAATATACAGTACTCAAAGAAATTAGTATGGGATATTTGTTAGCAACTCCTCACATGTATAAATCAAGAGTTAAAATACAAACATTACAAGGTAACGCTTCTCAGTTTTCACCTGTTGATGATGCGATTGTTGAAAGAGGGTATCAAAAAGTTAAGGAAATGTATAGCGAATATAAGTCCAAAGGATTAATTCCTGAGGATTTTCCTGAAATTACGGTTATACAAATGAAAGACAGAATTGAAAATTTTGTCAAAAATGTATTAGATTCTTTTACAAAAGAAAATTTAGACCCTTTAACTTATTGTGAAGATTACCAAAAATCATTAAATAATTTTGGTAAGGAAGTATACTACGCTGCGGGTTCGTCTTGGATTGATAAATATTTGGATAAAAAAAATGTATTTGTTTTAAACGATAAAAATAAAACAACAGTTTATCCTTTTAAAGAAGAATTTAAATCAAAACAAAAACAAGAAGAAGTTGCAATTCCTGAATTAAAAAAAATAATCGAAAAATATAAAAAGATACTTGAGGAAAATCCTACGGTAGGTAAGGAAGGGAAATATACGATTAACGGAAAAACAAAACAAATATCAATTCCATTTACTCCTATATCATACGACATTTTTCCAAAGGAGATTAATTTTTCTGATATTGACATAAAACAAACTTATACTGTTGTTAAAGGTAAAAAAGAACCTTCTCAGCAAGAGTTAGATAGTTTTTCAGCCGAGTTACAAAAACAAAATTACTTAGGGTCTGCTAGTGTAAAAACTTCGGATGGTGATAAAACTCCTAAAGTTATTTATTATGTATTTGAAGGTCCTAATACTTTTGTTGATTACATTGATAAGATGGGTAAAGCTTTAAAGGCATATAGAGAAGAAATTGAAGCTGAACTGACAAAAGCGTTGTCTAATTTATTAGAAAACAAAAATAGTGGTATTGGATTTATTCCTAACATCAGAAATGTTTTGGCGGTGTTTTTTGCTAATGGTGAAGCTTTCTTACGATTAATGGACGATGTTCATAGAGATGCTTGGGAACAAAGAGATAATAAAATTAGGAAGAGTGTTATTTTTGATAAACAAGTTGGTGGGGCTAGCCAAGATAATCTAAGTTCGGGTGTTGATGAAGAGGTACCAGTATACCCATGGCCTCAATTAATTGTTGAAACAACAGGAGAAAATGGTCAAGAAAAATATGAAATCAGATATCCTGGTGATAGTAGTATTATTAGTAGAACTAAAGGTTATCTATATGATGTGTGGCCCGAAATTGAATTTGTTGAAGAATTTATTAAAGGGTTTGTTGAAAGAACCCTTCCACCTGCCGATTTGACTGCAAATTTTAACGAAACAACTGAACCACAACGAGTTACGTTAGATGCAATTGAATTTCCTATAGGTAATGATGTATTCTCTAATAAAGAAGAAGTAAAATATTTTTATGAAATATATGAAAGAATATTGTTGACATCTTTCTACTCAAGATTATCAAGAACTAACACATTAATATCTGACTCCGATAAAATAACAAACTTAATAGCCGAATGTGAAAATTTAAACATTGTAAAAAGTTTATCTAACGATAATCCATTTATAATTCAAAAATTAAAAGATTATGGTTTTAACGCAACAAATTTTACAATAATTCTAAGACAGTTTTCAAATCAGGGAATTGGGGAGAGTTGGCAAAATTACATTAGAGGGATATTCAATACAAAATATATTAAAAATAAAGTTGAAAATTCTAGTTTTGAATTTTTAGATATTAGTCTTTTTAATAAAACTAATACACAACCATTAGTTTCATTACCAAATGAAAACGAGTTTGTTGAATATATTGATAACTCAACAACATCAAATAAATTTGATATGTTAGATATTTTTCCATTTACTAATAGTAATTGGGATAAAAAATATTTGGCTAATGGTACGACAATTCTAAAATCCGAAAACAGTTTTAACACAACTAAGACACTTACCTTTGATACAGGTAAAAAAGTTATTTGTAGTTTTCCTTCTGATTTATCGGTTGAAAAAGTAAGACCTATTACAAATTTTATTTATAATGAGGTAAATCAACCTAATGTAACTTATACGACAGATTTAAAAGTATTTTATGAAGCTAGAGGTTACAATTTACAATTACCAACTGAAGGTGACATAAAATATGTTGATTATGCTGGGTATGTAAGTAGTATCCAAACGACTTCAATTTTTAATACCCCATATTTTATAAATTCAATACAAAAAGGGGTTGATAATTTTAGAGATAACCTTGAATATCCATTTGTTGAAGCGGCATACCTTTTCTTAAATAGTTTACCATTATCAACACTCAGAGAAAAATTTAAAGATGATAATAAAACGACTCCACCATCTGCAACTGATTTAGATTACATTTATGCTGCGATTAAAAAGTTTGGTGCAATACACAAAGTACCTTACGCTTGGATTCTAAAAATAGGTTCTATTTGGCACCGATATAAAAAGTTTGTTAATGATGAGGTTGATATCTTGGATTCAGTTTGGACTGGTACTTCTTATACAACAAATTTCGACCCAACAACTTCCGCTAAAACAAGAAATTATGGTTTAATTATTAACGGAGCCCCAATCGACATTGTATTACAAAAAGACACCACAATTGGTACTGAACTGTCTAGTTTAATTAACACAGGATTCTACCCAAAATTAATTAATGACTTTAATGTCTTCTATCAAGGATATGAAGTTTTTTCAGGATACACTGATTCTGCGATACAAAGTGGAATCACAGATTCTGGGGTAACAATTAATTATGTGCAAGACGCTATAATTGATTTACCTGAAGGATTTGATAGTGGTAATGTAAATAGAGATTTAAGAATAATACCTTGGTCTGTAACTGTTAAAACACCTGATAACCAATTTTATTATATAATGCCATCAAATGGTTCTTTATTGAATCAAACATTAAATGAATGTTTTGTAAACGATAAGATAAGAATTGAAGTTAATGATAACCAAGCAGTCTATGACGGGTCTGCTAGATTATTTTGGGCGGCTCCAAATTATGGATATTTTGACAATGGAAGATTAAGAAAACCAAATCCCGATGAATATATGAAAGAAATTTTTTCAGGACAATCAATCCAAGAAAATTTCTCGATTAACGGGATTCAAGCTAAGTACACCAAGATGAGTGAGATGTTGTCGGTGTTTGAAAAACAAATATTAGACTTATTTGAACAAGAGTTTTTAAATTTTTCCAAATCAATATATGATTACGAACCCGATAATTCTGAAAATTTAACAGAGACTGAAAAGTCATTCAAAAACTTCCAAATGTTGTTTAGAAGTTTTATGAAAGTCCCTATTGTCACAGGTAATACAGGACAAGAAATAGTTCAAAAATTACAACAAGAACAGATTAAAAGAATGCAACCTATTTTAAAAAGTTTCTTGACTTATGATGTAATTTTTAAATATGGAAACCCTGGTAATTTTGATAAAAAATTATTTTACACGTTTTCTAATTTACCATTAACTGACCCATATACGTGGGGTAGTTATACTTCTACAACACCTAATTCATTACCAACTAACGGAGGGTCTGTTACTTTGAGTGACTCACAAACCCAATATCCGTTGGAGTGGGCAGCATTAAAAACCTATGTAGGGTTTTCAGAAATACCTGAATTAGTTTATAGTAATAATGGTTCTTATATTACTGATTTTTTTGTTGATTTAAATATTGCATTTACGGTGGATAATGTGATTCAGTTCTCTAACATAATTAAAGTTTATGCAACACAAAAATTAAATCAGTTTCAACCCGACCCTATACCACCAACAGAACCACCTGTTAATAATCCAGCTCAAAGTGTTGCATTGGCGACATTATACAGTGGAGACACAATTAGTGTAATACAAATTGGGGGCGGTAAGAAATATACTGTTTTAAGAAATAACCAAGGTACTGTTTTATTTGAAGGATTAGAGACAATAGGACCTCCTACAACCGCATTTTATCAAGAATTAGTTAATGAAACAATTATTGATGTTTACGGAGCCTTGGCGACAAATACGGGAGATACACAATATATTGTAAGTTTTGTATCTTCACCCGCCCCAACGTATCCTCAAGTACCAAATCCTAATTCAAAAGAAGGACTTAACAAGTTTTACGAAACAATGTCAAATTACTTATTAGGTATTAATGAATTTATCGGTAAAGTAATTAACAACTTAATGCCAAAATTACAAACCTCACTACCTAATGTTAATAGTGTTGCTGAAGGACAAGTAGAATCTGATTTGGAAGGACCCGCAACTAAAGTTGATTTATGGGAATCTTTTAAATCTTTAAATGATAAATGGATATCAGGTAATGATTTTAGTACAAAAACATTTTTTGAGGATGTACTTTTATTAGACAGAGCGAGTAGAAATATTGGGGATAAAATATTGGTTGATATCTACAAGTTAAAAAATAGATTAACAAATATTAACCCAAAGTCGGATATGATGGCGATGGTTGAATCAATTTTAGTTGAAAACCATTTTGTGGTTATGAATATACCTTCATACGTTAATTTCTACAATGTTCAGGACGCAGTTAAAAATCCAAAACCAAGAGCTGAAGGTAGTATTGAATTCGCAAATACTTTATTTGGTACTTTTATGTCCGTTGATTATAGACAATCAAGTGCGAAATTAGTTTGTTTTTATGGAGGTAAACCAAGTGAAATATTAGATATAAAAAATAATGTTGATTACAGATACCGAAATGACGTTTTTGATTTAAGAAGGGCGAGTGATAATCCATTAGTTGAAGATTTAAAAAACAAAAATGATTGGGACAAATCAAATAAAGTTGTTGGTTTTAATGTGGATATGGGACCTCAAAATCAAGGGGTATTTACCAATTTTTCTGTTAGTCAAGGTAGTGGAGTCGCCACCGCGGAATCTTTACAGGTTTTAAATCAAATGGCTAATCAAGCGGGTAATCGAGGAGGGGCGACTCAAAGTTTATCACTATATAATGTGTATAAAAACAGAAGTTACAACTGTAGTGTTCAGATGTTGGGTAATGCAATGATTCAACCTACGATGTATTTTAATTTAAGATACGTACCTATGTTTAGTGGTCCTTACATGATTTTAGAAGTAACACACAATATAGGACCTGGGGTATTTGAAACTAATTTCACGGGTATCAGACAACCTGTTGCCGCGTTACCTAAAATTGATAATTATCTTCAATCTTTAAAGAATAATTTACTAAAATCAATTGTTGAAAAAAACAAAGAAAAATCTAAAGATAAAACAAAGGATGCGAATGGTAACGTGATTTCACAGTCTAACAATACGGTATCTAATGCTAACGGAGGCAAGGAGTTTACTCAAACAAATACATGTTCCCCAACGGCTGAGAAGTATGTTAAATTTGTATCAATTACACCAACAACACAAAAATTGGCTTATAGTATTGTAAAAGGAACTATACAACAATTAGTTTCAGTTGGCGGTGATGACGGTAAATTGAAATACGCGGTATTCGTTGCACTTTATCTTGAATCAGGAAATTCAACAGGATTTGAGGCGTATGAAAATAATTTCGCTGGTATAGATTTAAATCAATATTGGGGGAACCAATCACAATATTTTGAAAATAACCAACAGTATTTTTGTTTGAAAGGAAGTGATGGTAACACAAAATCTTATGCGGTATTTGACGATTTAACAAATAACGTTAAAGTTTTAATTGACAGATGGAGAAGTAAAACAAGTCAAATAACATCTATTGACGGTCCTAATTTATTTAAATTTTGGGCGATTAACTTTGGAGCTAACACATCACAAGGTAGTTCAATGTATAATCAACTACAATCTCAATCTGCAACACTATCACAATTAGAAGCTAAAGCCCAAAAAGCAATTGATATATGGAAATCTATGGAACAAATAACTCCTACCCCAACACCTTCACCTACACCATAAGTTTTTTTAACATACAAAGATATTTATAGTAAAAACAATATTATGAGTACAAAATTAATTTTAGATAACTATTTAGGTAAAAATACTAAAGTTACCGAAAAAGATATGGGTGACGGAACCAAACAAGTTTGTGATATGGAAACAGGAGACTGTTACACCATAAGAATGAAAGACGGACTTATTGAAAGGGTTGATAATACAATCCAAAAAAATAAAAAAATTCAAGTTGAAACTACAACTGGAGTTAAACAATTATTAAACGGTTAATATAAAATGAAAGTTGACTTAAAGATTATTGAAGAACTTGAAAGATATAGAAAAATAAATAACTATATCAACGAGCAAGAAGCCACCTTACCACCACCACCTCCACCTGAGGGAGACGCTGGGGCATTACCACCACCTCCACCGCCAGCTGAAGGAGCAGTCCCACCACCTCCAGGTGATGCAGGAGCAGTACCTCCTCCACCCGCAGGAGAACCTGTAGACACTGCCAATGACCCTGAAGTTGAAAAGGTTGGTGAAACAGATAAGAAAGGTAAAGAAATTGAAGTAACTGATTTGGTTAAATCTCAAAAAAATGTTGAGAAAAAACAAGAAGAATATTTTGATACTTTGTTTAATCATTTAAACGATTTGGAAAATAAATTATCCGCAATGGATGAGATAATGAACAAATTAAATGATTTGGAAACTAAGGTTGAAAAATATAGAACTAAGACACCTGAAGAAAAATTAGAGTTAAGAAGTTTAGATTCAGGACCTTATAATCAGAAATTAAGTGATTTTTTTGTTGATAAACAAGAAGACATTGAAAAGTCTGGAAAAAATGAGTATGTTTTAACACAACAAGATGTTGAAGGGTATTCACCTAATGAGATTAAAAGAAGTTTCAGAGCATTTGGAGACGAAGAACCTGAAATTGACAATTTTAAAAGAATACAATAATAGTTCGGCCTCAAAAATAGAGGCCGAATTTATTTGACAAACACAAGGCTGACACTTATTATTAGTAAACAATTTAAATCTATATATTATGGCGACAAACAGTTTAGACGCAGTACTATCACAGTACGAACAATCAAAAAAAGGAGGCTCATCTTCTTCCTCAATGACACAAGATGAAAGAATGAAAAAATACTTTGCGGCAATCCTCAAAGATAATGAAAAACAAGGTCAAAAAAGACTAAGAATCCTACCAACAAAAGACGGGTCCTCACCATTTAAAGAAGTATGGTTCCACGAAGTTCAAGTGGATGGTAAATGGCAAAAATTCTATGACCCAGGAAAAAATGACAATGAACGCTCACCTCTTACTGAAGTTTATGATGAACTCATGGCTACAGGAAAAGACAGTGACAAAAAATTGGCTACAACTTATAAACCTCGTAAATTTTACATTGTAAAAGTTGTTGACCGTGATAACGAACAAGACGGAGTTAAGTTTTGGCGTTTCAAACACAATTACAAGAATGAAGGTATTCTTGACAAAATTATTCCTATTTGGAGAGCTAAAGGTGATATTACAGACCCTGAGAAAGGTCGCGACATTATCCTCGAGCTGACTAAAGCAAAAACTCCAACAGGAGCGGTTTACACAGTAATTCAGACTGTAATGTACGATGACCCAGCTCCAATCCATGAAGATAAAGAAACATCTGATTCTTGGGTTAATGATGAATTAACATGGGAAGACGTGTATTCTAAAAAACCTGTAGAATATCTTGAAGCAATTGCTCGTGGAGAAACCCCTAAATGGGACAGTGAAAAAGGAGGATACGTTTACAGTAACTCTGAAGAATCTGAAGTTAACATAGGTGGAAAAAAAGAAACTTATGAAGACCCACAGGCGAATGATGATGCGGACGATGATATGCCGTTCTAATATTTAATCGAACATGGACACTTACATAGACAAAGTGTCCATGTTCTTATTTTTTTAACAAAAAATCACAAATTACATGGACAAAGAAAACAAAATTACACAAAAAATGTATGACGCTTTGTGTAAAAAATACGAAGCTGAAATGGCAGATGCTGAGACATCTTTACTTGTTTATTTTACTTCACCCGTTGGAATTGGAGAACATCCACAACACATAGAAGAAATGGATAAACTTGTTGATAAAATTGCATCCGCAAAAGACAAATTAGAAACAATTAAAGAATTTTATAAATACAATTAATTATGGCGATAAAGAAAACTGATTTTTCTTCGTTAAAGAAGAAATTTTCGACATCGGCAAAATACAAACCACAAAGATACTTTGATTTGGGTCCTGAGTTCTTAGACGCGGTTGGGTTACCAGGCCCCGCTATCGGACATTTAAATATGTTATTAGGTCACTCCGATACAGGAAAAACAACTGCTCTAATCAAAACTGCGGTTGACGCTCAACGAAAAAATATCTTACCTGTTTTTATTATTACAGAACAAAAATGGTCTTTTGAACATTCAAAATTAATGGGTTTAGAGTGTGATGAAGTTGTTGATGAAGAAACAGGTGAAATTGGATGGGATGGGTTTTTCCTATTTAACAATAACTTTGATTACATTGAACAGATTACTGATTACATCAATGAACTATTAGATGCACAAGAAAAAGGTGAATTAGATTATTCATTGTGTATAATGTGGGATTCGGTAGGTTCAGTACCTTGTAAAATGACTTACGATGGTAAAGGAGGAAAACAACATAATGCTTCTGTACTGGCAGATAAAATTGGTATGGGTATCAATCAACGTATCTCAGGTTCAAGAAAGGCCGACTCAAAATATGAAAATACTCTGATTATCGTTAACCAACCTTGGGTTGAATTACCTGACAATCCTTTTGGACAACCAAAGATTAAAGCTAAAGGTGGTGAAGCAATTTGGTTAAATTCATCATTAGTGTTTTTATTTGGTAACCAAAAAGGGGCGGGAACCACAAAAATAACCGCGACTAAAGATAAAAGAACTGTTAAGTTTGCATCAAGAACAAAAGTTTCGGTTCTTAAAAACCACATCAACGGACTCGGGTTTGAAGATGGTAAAATAATTGTCACACCTCACGGGTTTTTACCTGGTAAAGACGCGGCTGAAGAAAAATCATCAATAGAAAAATATAAAGCGGAATACGCCGAATATTGGAAAGAAATTATTGGTGTTGATGGCGATTTTGTATTGAAAACAGAAAAAGAAGAAGTAGAGTAACAAACCGAATTAAAATTATAAAATGAACAAGACATTACTTGTTGATGGTAATAATCTTCTTAAAATTGGATTTCACGGTGTCAAGGACTTCTTTCATGAAGGAAATCATGTTGGTGGTACTTGGCACTTTTTAAATACCTTAAGACGTTTTATTGAAGAAGATAACTTTGATAAAGTAGTTGTTTTTTGGGACGGAGAAGGGAGTTCGAATAGTAGAAAAATCATATATCCTAGATATAAAGAAAATCGAAATCAAGAAACAAATGAGTTTAAAGTAACCTCCTTTAACACACAAAAGGAACGTATTAAACAATATTTGGAAGAAATGTTTATTAGACAAGTAAACATTGAGAACAATGAGGCAGATGACCTTATTGCATATTATTGTCAAATTTCAGAAAATGAACAAATAACTATTTTTTCGGGTGACAGAGACCTCACACAATTAATTTCAGATAGAGTATCCATTTATTCACCTAACACAAAAAAACTTTACAAACAAGGTGATAATATAAAAATGTATGACATTGAAGTACCTCATCACAACGTAAAGATTTGTAAAATTTTAATGGGTGATAAGTCGGATAATATCGATGGGATATATTATTTAGGTGAAAAAACTTTAGTGAAATTATTTCCTGAGTTACTTGACCGACCTTTAAAAATAACCGATATTTTACAAAAAGCTAATGAGTTGTTTGAACAAGATAAGAACAACACTGTCTTAAATAATTTACTAACGGGTAAAACTAAAACAGGTATATATGGTGATGAATTTTTTGAAATAAATGAAAAAATAGTAGATTTATCAAAACCATTAATAACTGAAGAAGGCAAAGAAGTTGTTGAACTTTATTACTCTGAAAGTTTAGACCCTGATGGTAGAGGGCACAGAAATATAATAAGAATGATGATGGAAGATGGGTTCTTCAAGTTTCTACCTAAAGGAGACAATAATTGGGTAAATTTTTTAACCCCATTTTTAAAATTAACAAGAAAAGAAAAGAAAAAATTCAAAAACAAATAAAACAAAAATTATGAAAGAACAAGAATCAACAAAATTGGAATTCCTTATGATGGTTAACGATAATATTATCGTTCAAAGATTTTTCAATGTTAGAGACTTTAATCCTGAGGCTAAAAACTCTTTGGAATTGTATGAGTATCTACATACTTTTAAGGAATTACTAGAATATGATTTAAAGATGAAAACCGTGGATTACATGTTAGCAAATTCTTATGAGATTGCTTCTAATCCTGCGGTGTTAGACACCTCAAATACCGATGGTCCAGAACACTTTAAAATTTTTATTAAATTAAATGATGTGACAATTTGTCATAGAATGATGGATGCTAAAATATTCCCGCCAAAAATAAGATACACCGTAGACATCCGTCCGCACATAAAAACTCTACTTTCAGATTTAACTGACATTTTTTCTTCCAAAAAATTAACATACGAGTACTTGGACATTCCTCTTAAGGCCTAATATTTATTAAAACAATAGAGGAAAAAATATGGCGACAAACAAAAATTTTGATTATTTAGGGAACAGTTTTCAGATTCAATTATTGAATCAGATTATCATTGATAAAGACTTTGCAAGGTCAATCATTGATGTTATGGATGTTAATTATTTTGATAATAAGTACTTCAAAATAATAACACAAATGATAAAGGAGTATTATTCAAAATACGAGCATACTCCCACGTTCGAAACATTAGAACAAATTACAAAGTCTGAATTACAACAAGAACTCGCTTCTAAAATTGTATTAGATACTTTGAACAAAATTAAAGAAGCTCCTATTGATGGAGGTTCTTTTGTGCAAGATAAAGCATTGAAATTTTGTAAACAACAAGAGTTACAAAAGGCAATAACTAAAGCACAAAAAGTCATCGATGGCGGTGAGTTTGAAAATTATGAAACAGTAGAAACTGTTATCAGAGAGGCGTTACAAGTAGGAGAAAGAGAAGATGGAATGTCTGACGTATTCTCTAATTTAGATGATGTTTTAAATGAAGATTTCAGACACCCAATCCCAATGGGTATACCATCTATTGACAGATTATTGAAGGGCGGTTTGGCTAAAGGTGAGATAGGGGTAGTATTAGCTCCAACAGGAGTTGGTAAATCAACTCTACTTACAAAAATTTCAAACCACGCATTTAATTTAGGTTATAACGTACTTCAAATTTTCTTCGAGGATAACCCTAAAATTATCCAAAGAAAACACTTTACACTTTGGACAAAAGTTCATCCTGACGACATGTCAAATAAAAAAGAAGAGGTAATGAATAAAGTACAAGAAATTAAAGACACAATGGACAATAAACTTGTGTTAAAAAAATTACCTTCTGATACAATGACCATGTTACAAATCAAAAATCAAATCAGAAAAATGATTGCTGATGGGATTAAAATTGATATGATACTTTTGGATTACATTGATTGTGTTGTACCTGATAAAAATTTAGGTGATGAATGGAAATCTGAAGGTTCTGTCATGAGAGCGTTTGAGGCTATGTGTCATGAACTTAATTTGGTTGGGTGGACCGCAACACAAGGTAATAGAAGTTCAATCTCATCTGAGGTTGTAACAACAGACCAAATGGGAGGCTCTATTAAAAAGGCTCAAGTTGGTCACGTTATCATATCTGTGGCTAAAACACTACAACAAAAAGAAATGAAACTTGCAACTATCGCAATTACAAAATCAAGAATTGGTGATGATGGTATTGTGTTTGAGAATTGTAAGTTTGATAATGGTATGTTGGAAATTGATACTGAATCATCAGTAACGTTCTTAGGTCTTGAAGAACAAAAAGAAGAACAAAACCGTCAAAGAGTTAAAGACTTGATGGAAAAAAGAAAACAAAGAGAACAAAAAAACAATATTTAATTATGGAAAAAATTTTGATTGAAAATCCTAACCGATTTGTTATATTCCCTATCCAATACAATGATATTTGGGAATATTATAAAATGCACCAAGCCGCTTTTTGGACTGCGGAAGAAGTAGATTTGTCTAATGATATCAGAGATTGGGAAAGTCTTTCTGATAATGAAAAATACTTTGTAAAAAATGTACTATCATTTTTTGCCGCTTCAGACGGTATCGTTAATGAAAACTTGGCGGAAAACTTTTACAGGGAAGTTCAATATCCTGAAGCGAAATTCTTCTATGGATTTCAGTTAATGATGGAAAATATTCACTCATTAATGTATTCTCTTTTAATTGATACTTATGTGTCAAATCCACAAGAAAAAGATGATTGTTTTAACGCAATTGATAGATTACCTGCGGTACAGAAAAAAGCTAAGTGGGCATTAGAATGGATTGAGAATGCGTCTTTTCAGGAAAGATTAGTTGCTTTTGCGGCGGTTGAAGGGATATTCTTTTCAGGTTCATTCTGTTCAATATTTTGGTTGAAATCAAGAGGGATTATGCAAGGTTTATGTAATGCAAACGCTCTTATATTTAAAGACGAGAATTTACATTGCGACTTTGCAATTCACTTACTAAACAATCATGTTGAGAATAAACCAAGTGAAAAAAGAATAAAAGAAATTTTATTATCGGCATTGGAAATTGAAAAAGAATTTATCACTGAATCTTTACCTGTTTCTCTAATTGGTATGAATCAAAACCTTATGAAACAATACCTTGAATTTGTTGTAGATGGATTATTAGTTAAAATGGGTTGTAAAAAACATTTTAATGTTGAACAACCATTTAAGTTCATGGAACAAATTGCGGTAGAAACAAAAGGTAATTTTTTCGAATCAAGAACTGTTGAGTATCAAAAAGCGAAACTTAACGAAACCCTATCATTTACTGATGATTTTTAAAATTTAAATTATGATGTCACTAAGAATAAAAAAACGTAGTGGGGACGACGCGTCTTTCAATCCCCAAAAAATTTATAACAGAATTAAAAGAGCTTCAAAAGGATTAACCGTTAATTCTGATGAAATCTTTATTAAAGTTATTACTTCAGTACCAACTGAAGGTATTATTACAACAAAAGAATTAGATAAACTAATTTATGAAATTGCCGCAGCATATACTGGTAGTCACCACGATTATTCAAGACTAGCATCTTCAGTTGCTATATCTTCTTATCATAAAGAAACGGACGAAAGTTTTTCAAACACTATGACTAAACTTCATCAAGAAGGAGTTATTAATAGTGAATTGATGCAAACAATTGCATTATACGGTCCTAATGTTATTGACGATGCGATTAATCATGATAATGATTATAATTTTGATTATTTTGCTTGGAGGTCATTACAAGAGATGTACCTTTTAAAATTATCAAACGGAATTGTAGTCGAAAGACCTCAACACATGTACATGAGAGTTGCACTTTGGGTTACTAAAACATGGGAAGAGGCTTTGGAATATTATAAATCATTGTCTAATCAATTAATTTCACCCGCGACTCCAATCATGATTAATTCGGGTACTAAAACACCTCAGTTAGCATCTTGCGTTTTACACTACAACGATGCCGATTCTAGAGAAGGGTTGTTGAATACTATGAGAGACATTTCTACGTATTCTTCAGACGCGGCAGGTATCGGACTATCTATGTCAAATATTAGAAGTAAAGAAAGTCGTATTTCATCTTCAGGTGGATATGCGGGAGGATTGTTAAAATATTTGAAGATTGTTAATGAATCATTAAGATTCTTTAACCAACAAGGACGTAGACCTGGTTCTGCGGCAATCTATTTAGAACCTTGGCATAAAGACATTTTTGACCTATTAGATATTAAAAAGAATACAGGGGCTGAAGAGTTAAGAGCGAGAGATTTGTTTACTGCATTATGGATTCCTGATAATTTTATGAAGGCGGTTAGAAATAATGATGATTGGTATTTGTTTTGTCCTAATGACATTAAAAAGGCGGGTATAAAACCTTTACAAGAGTCTTACGGTGACGAATACGAACAGAATTATAATAAAGCGGTTTCTATGGGACTTGGTAAGAAAGTTAAGGCACAGGAAATTTGGAACAAAATTATCGAATCACAAATTGAAACAGGTGTACCATATCTTTGTTCTAAAGATAATGCAAACAAGAAGACTAACCATCAAAATATTGGAGTAATTAAACAATCAAATCTTTGTAATGAGATTTATCAGTACACTGACGAAAATACTACTGCGATATGTACATTATCATCCATGGTATTGAAGAATTTTGTTAAGGACGGTTCATTCAATTATAATCTTTTATATAGTGAGGTTAGAAAAGTTGTTAGAGCTTTAAATAAAGTGGTTGATATTAACAACTACTCAACTTTTAAAGGAGAAAAGGGAGGTAGAGAACAAAGAGCAATCGCTATTGGAACCCAAGGTCTTGCGGACGTATTTTATTTAATGGATTATGTATTCACTTCTGAAGAAGCTAAAAAATTGAATAAAGAAATTTTTGAAACAATTTATTTCGCAGCTATCACTGAAAGTATGGAGTTGTGTAAATCAGGTGAATATAAACCTTATGCTCATTTTGAAGGGTCACCGATGTCAAAAGGAATATTTCAATTTGATATGTGGGGATTAGATTATGAAGGATTAGGTAGAATGTGGGATTGGGATAACCTTAAATTAGAAGTCTCTAATCATGGTGTTTGTAATTCATTATTTACCGCTCAGATGCCTGTCGCGTCTTCCGCTAAAATTACAGGTTCATATGAAATGACAGAACCCGCTCACTCAGCAATCTTTAACAGACGTGTAGTTGGTGGTGAGATTATGATTGTTAACAAATACTTGATTAATGATTTTGAAAAGATTGGAATTTGGTGCGAGGATTTAAAAAATGAGATTATCTTAAATGAAGGTTCAATTCAAAATATTAATTTCATTAATTACCTTGACCCTGAAGATAAAAGATATAATTTTAAAGTTAAACGTATTGAACATTTAATTTTAAAATACAAAACTATTTGGGAAATTTCTCAGAAAGAGTTGATAACTATGGCCTCAGATAGAGCTCCATTTATAGACCAATCACAGTCAATGAACATTTATATGGCTAACCCAACGTTATCTAAAATATCGTCATCACATTTTTATGGTTGGGAGAAAGGACTTAAAACTCTTTGTTACTATGTAAGAACAAAAGCGATTTCAACAGGGGCGAAACATTTGGCGGTCGATATCTCTAAAATTGAGAAACCAAAAACAACTCCTGAACCACCTAAAGTTGATTTTAGTCATATGAATCTACCACCAAAACCTGAAAATAGTCAATTTGATTGTTTTGGATGTTCATCTTAATCACGACACTTATCCCGACACTTTGTCGGGATTTTTATTTTTTATCTATTTATAAGAAATAATCGCGACATATATTTATTAGATATGGCAGAAGGTAAAACATACGGTATAAATTTCCCATTTCAAGATTCGGCAAAAGGAACTTATTTAAGTTTATCTGAAGATAAAGATTCTGAAATTAGAAGTAATCTTGTACACTTACTTTTAACAAGAAAAGGAACTAGATATTATTTACCTGATTTTGGAACCCGATTATACGAGTTCATTTTTGAACCAATGGATGGACCAACATTTTCAGACATTGAAGCTGAGATTCGTGACTCTGTTTCTGAATATATGCCAGGAATTACGATTCAAAACATAAGTGTAAAACCAGCTTCTGAAGGAGAAGAAAACAAAGGCTCTTATATTGAAGACGATAAAAGAGTTTATAAAGTTCCTGGTATTGGAGAAATGGAACATACCGCTAAAATAAAAATAGATTATATTATCACAGATTCTGCATTTAATGAAAGTGATTTCGTGATTATCAATATTTAATAATATATGGCAAATAAAAAAATATCATATACTACTAGGGATTTTCAATCCATTAGAACTGAACTTGTTAATTTTACAAGAACTTATTATCCTGAGTTGATTGATAATTTTAACGACGCCTCAGTATTCTCGGCATTATTAGATTTAAATGCTGCGGTTACCGACAACTTACAATTTAACATAGATAGAAGTATTCAAGAAACTGTACTTCAGTATGCCCAACAAAGGTCTTCAATATTTAACATTGCAAGAACATACGGTTTAAAAATCCCTGGACAAAGACCTTCAGTCGCATTAGTTGACTTCTCAATAACAGTTCCTGCTTTTGGGGATAAAGAAGATTTAAGATATTGTGGTATTTTAAGAAGAGGGTCACAAGTAAATGGTGCAGGACAAGTATTTGAAACCGTATATGACATTGATTTCGCTTCAGCAATTAACGCAGAAGGATTCCCAAACAGGTTAAAGATACCTAATTTTGACGCCAATAACAAATTGTTAAATTATACTATTGTTAAAAGAGAAACAGTTGTTAATGGGATTACCAAAGTTTTCAAAAGAGTAATTACACCTAACGATGTTAGACCATTTTTTGAATTATTTTTACCTGAGAAAAATGTATTGGGAGTTACAAGTGTTTTGTTAAAAGACGGAACCCAATACTCAAACGTTCCATCGGCTCAAGAATTTTTAGGATTGGATAATAGATGGTATGAAGTAAAAGCGTTAATTGAAGATAGAGTTTTTGTTGAGGACCCAACAAAAGTGTCCGACAACCCTGGAATTAAAGTTGGTAGATACATACAGACAAGTGATAAATTTATTACTGAATTTACACCTGAAGGATTTTTAAAAATGACTTTTGGTGGAGGAACCCAATCCGCTGACGAACAGTTGAGAGAATTTGCCAGAAACGGGTATCAATTAGATTTGTACAAATATTCTAATAACTTTGCGTTAGGTAGTACCTTAAAAGGTAATTCAACATTATTCATACAGTATAGAATTGGAGGAGGAACGGCTAGTAATTTAGGTGTAAATGTAATTACTCAAATTGGTAATATATCATTCTTTGTCAACGGACCTTCAGAGTCTATCAATACAAGTGTGGTTAACTCATTGTCTTGTACTAATGTCACTGCGGCAATCGGAGGGGCTCCCTCACCAACAACAGAAGAAGTTAGAAATTTAGTGGCATTTAATTTTGCGGCTCAAAATAGAGCGGTAACCATTAATGACTATGACTCAATAATAAGAACAATGCCGTCACAATTTGGGGCTCCCGCAAAAGTAGCGATAACCGAAGAAAACAATAAAATAATCATTAAAATGTTAGCGTACGACGAATCAGGAAGTTTAACTGAAATAGTCTCTAACACATTAAAGAATAATGTTGCTAATTATTTGTCAAATTATAGAATGATTAATGACTATATCTCAATACAAAGTGCAAATGTAATTGATTTGGGAATCAATATCGACGTTGTTTTAGATAATAGTCAAAATCAAGGGACGGTAATTTCTCAAATAGTTAATATTATTACAGAATATTTAAGTCCTTCAAATAGACAAATGGGACAAAATGTTTATATCTCTGAAATTAGAAGGTTAGTACAGAGTGAAAATGGCGTTATTTCCGTTGCGGACATTCAAGTGTTTAACAAAGTTGGGGGACAATACTCGTCATCTCAAACTTCCCAAAGATATTCTAATGAGGACACTAAACAAATAGAATTAATCGATGACACTATTTTTGCCGAACCAAGTCAAACCTATCAATTAAGATTTCCTAGTAAAGATGTAATTGTAAGAGTTAAGAATCTTAAAACTGTTAATTTCTCTTGATAATTTATTTTATAAAAAAGTGATTTATCTTTTGTAAAATAGACCATAAACTATTTATCAAAAAAGATAAAGAATGTCGAATTCATATAGGATAAGAACACAAGTAGGTGTTGATAAATCATTAAAAGTACTTTTAGACCAAGACTTTGAGTTTTTAGAGATATTGTCTTTAAAAATTCTACAGAGTCAAATTTATACAAGACCATGTTCTGATTATGGTGTTGTAATTGGTAGGGTAACCGCAAACGATGGGTTCGGTATCCCTAATGTCAAGGTTTCAATTTTTGTACCCCTAACTTCAGAAGATGAAGAAAATCCAATTATTGCCGATTTATACCCTTATAAAAATTTAACAGAATTAAATGAGGATGGTTATAGATATAATTTATTACCATACGTACAACAACATAGTGGACATAATCCTACAGGTACTTTTTTCGATAGAGAAGACGTTTTATTAGACCAAACTTTAATAGAGGTCTATGACAAATATTATCGTTATACTGCAAGAACAAACGATAGTGGGGATTATATGATTTTTGGTGTACCTATTGGGTCACAAACAATACACGTAGATATCGATTTATCTGACATAGGTGAATTTTCATTATCACCACAAGATTTAGTTAGAATGGGTGTTGCAACACCTGCTCAAGTTGCGGGAACTAAATTTAAAAGTTCAAATAACCTTAACGAATTACCACAAATCGTTTCAATTAATAGAACTATCGAAGTTGAACCTCTTTGGGGACAACCCGAAATTTGTAATATAGGGATAACTAGAACTGATTTTGATTTAACTGCAGAAGCTAATATTACTATAACACCTACCGCCATTTTCATGGGTTCAATTATCTCATCAAATGATGACCAATTCATGAAAAAAAATTGTAAGCCTAAATTAAAACAAGGCAATTTATGTAATTTGGTAACAGGTCCTGGTGAAATTTTGGCGATACGACAAACAATACAACAGGATATAAATGGAAGACCTGTATTAGAAACTTTTGAGTTAGAACAAGGAGGTCAAGTTATTGACGAAAATGGAGCGTGGATGGTGGATGTTCCTATGAATTTAGATTATGTGGTAACTAATGAGTTTGGTGAAAGAGTTATATCTAATGACCCATCAAAAGGAATTCCAACTAAAGGTAAGTACAGATTTAAAGTTAAATGGAATCAAGAACCAACATTAAATGAACCTGTCAAGAGAGGTTATTTTTTAGTTCCTAATATTAAAGAATATGGTTGGATAAACTCAAGTACCGACCCCCTTCAAAACCCCGCATCAATTGCTGACTTTGTTAATGCTAGAAATTCATATGCTTTTAGTTTAGATTGGGAAGACTACGGAGACCCATTAACACCTATTGGGTTACAAATGCTCCAAGAAGCTATTGATTGTGAAGACAGGTTCTATCCTATGGTTTATAATAAAGTTTATACTGTTTCACAATTAATTGACCAATATAGAAAAGGATATCTCCCTAATAGAATGGTATCCATTAAAAATAACTTAGATGATGTTTGTGAAAGTGAAAACGTTAAATTTCCAAACAATGATTCAATATTAAGGTTTGATTTGATTTATCTACTTTTTGTGATAATGATTTTTTTATTTAAACCTATTTTATATGTTTTAATAGTTATTGTTCACATTTTAGCGTTTCTTTTAAAATATATTTTAGGACCTATATTAGCGGTAATAGTTGCTATTGTATTAACAATTATTGTCGTAGTTTGTTATATAGTCTCAGCGTTTTGTGGGGGATGTTTAAATGACGATTGTCAAAAATGTGTCGACCAATATGCTTTGGTTGAACAAATGTTGGATTTATACAAATATTTTACAAATATAGCAATACCAAATTTATCTTATTCTGATTGTGAATTATGTGATTGTAAACAAGGTGGAAATCCTGACCCAGGACCTGTTGACCCATCAGGGGCTGGTGGAAATGTTGATACATTATTTGAAGAAATCGGTTTAAATTCCGCTTTATCAAAATTTAGTCAATCAGGTCAATATGCTGAATTATTAAACGGTAGCTCATTCACATATCCTTTGATAATTGGTCAATTATTCGCAGGGTCATCAAATGACCCAAATGCTCCCACCATCCAAGCATATGTTCCACAACTTTTACCTTATGATGACACTACAAGTAATTCTATATTTACAAACAGTTTAACAACATCAGAAAGACTTAACCTGTTTAATACTAAAGCAAAATACTTCGACGCGGGACCTAATAATCCTGGTGGAGGAGTTAATAGGATAAGAGTTACTTTTGAGTCAGATGTTAATATCGCACCAACTACGACATCTCCATTGCCATCTGATAAATGGCATTTAGATAACGTAATTGCAATTTCAGTTGTACCTGCACAATTATCACAACTTACCCCAGGAAAATTGGTGACATTCCAAGACCCTTTATTAAGTCAAGACGTAAATTTAACAGGGTTTACAAGTTGGAATCAATTTGGTACATCGTCAATGACTGGAGTTACTATAAATGTAGGGCCAACACCAATTCAAATATCTTACGCTGACCCAGCAGGTTCAGGTACTTTAACAAGTCAACCAAACGCACTTTACGTAATAACTCAAGACCCTGATGATGCTAATTACCATAAGTTTGGTATGGACATGGAATATTTCCAAGTCATTACTGCAATGACATACGGGACTTTTTCTTCAGTATCAAACCCTGCTAACCCACAATCATTACTTAACAGATATCTTAATAATGTAATGAGATGGAACCTTGTTGATTCCACAACTGGATGTTGGGTAAGTACTGGAGATGTTAATCCTATGACATATTTTAGTGATGCCAACCAACAAGGAGTAGTGTTTTTAGTTAGAGGGGTAGACCCAAACACCTCAAGAAGACAACATACTTATGACTTGAGTGTATTATTTGGTTATAATTTCTACCATAACGCAGGGCAATTCGTAGTAACGGGTGATTATAAAATGAATTATCCTATACAAGGTAGTTACAAATCAGTATCACATACAAATATGATTGCGGATACCACAGTAACGGATACCGCAAATTCAACAGGGTTAAATCTTTATTACGACTCATTCCATTTCCAACCATCGGTTGTCGGACCAGGAGCGGTATTTACCGCATTCACCTCTAACTTACCAAGTTATTATTCAAGTTTAGATGGTACCAATTTAGGGTTTAACCCTGGGGGGTCATCTCCTGGAACATTAGGTGCTTTTGTTGTTAACCCAAACGCGACTTACGGAACAAGAATTAAACCTTGGAGCTCACCACCTCAATTTAATGGTTTTACGATTCAATACACCTCTTTAGTACCATTACCAGGTTGTACTTTCTATAACGACCAAACTAATACCGCTATGGGTGTTACTAGAGGATATTACGATAATGAGAGTGTTGAAGGCGGTTCTGCTTTCCTACAAAGAAGTGTCGCAGTTCCTTTCACCACACCAATCCAAACAGGTTTCCTTTATTCACCAAGATATGCAATTACATTGTTTCAGTTTAATAACAACGTAACTGTAACTAACAATCAAATTGTTATGAGGTCCGATAGATTACCAACATCTACATCGACTAAAGATATTTTAAATAATAGTTATGCACTTCATGGTAATCCTAATTTTGCGATATACCTGATTGAGGATGACGGGACTAGTCAGAACCAACCACAATCTCAAAATACACCATCAGCTGGAGACCCTCAAGAAGGATTGGAAAATAACGCTGAATTACCAGACCCTCAGAATATATTAAACACTTTTAATTGTTCTGATATGGTACCATTGGGATGTTATTATACATTACCTAATGGTGAAGTTACTTATTTTGCAAATCCTGCATCATGTTATGAAAATGGTGTTGAAGGTAGACCTATTATGGAAAACGGGTGTTATATTTTAGTATCATCTATTTTAGGTACTTTAGTTAATGGTAAAGATTTTGAACTTTTAACTGAGTGGTCGTCTAGAATTCAAATAACCTTTGCGGCATGTAGAAATGTGTTCTCGCACATTTTTACTAATAATTGGATAAATGGTACATTATACGCATTCTCATTCAAGAACGATAGATTTTTCACTAGTCCTACCGCAAATCCACCAAACCAACCTTATTCTGAATACTGTAGAGACACCATGTACCTACACCCGACAAATAACTTTTATTATAGAAGTAGCCCATATGATGGGACTAATTTTATTGGTTCAAACCCACCAACAGGTATTTTTGGAGGGTATGGGGGTAACTATCGTAATTTAAAGTATCCTACGACAATTTTAGATTTAGGTCCTAGAACTTTTTATTTACAAGAATTGGTGATGTCAGATGATTATGATGGTTACGTTATGAACAGATTAAATGACACATCATTTACCGACATAGAGGATATCTTGAATTTATTTATACTTAATAGATTGACCAATACCAAATTTTTAGAATCTCTTTTTGGAGGGGGAGGAGCGAATGTGTTAACATATTTTGACAGAAGGAGTAAAAATTTTGTGGACGGAGATTACGCTCAAATGATATCGATAAGTTCCGAATTAGGAATTTCAGATTTTGACGCTGGAAATTATCCTCCAGTAACGGGACAAGACCCAATATACTTTGGATGGGGGGATGATGAAGACGTTATTTTTGGAATCTTTTTTTCATCTGATACACAATTAAGAGACTTTATTACACCAAAAAGAACAATTATTTCACCAACGGCCACTGTAACTGACCCATGTGCATTTAATTATTTTAGAGTCTTTTCCCAAGTAGTTCCTTTTTATCAATGGAATGTAAAAACACCATCACCACCTAACGCTGGCCCCGACACCATTTTCGGCTCTCAATCAAATGATTGGTATACACAACCTTTAAATTCTTCATATTTACAGTACAGGTACCAATCTATGGATAGACTACAACCAAATTCTAGATATTTTAGAACAAATGGAAACTCTCAAACACAGTACTTTAAAGGATATATTTATTCCGTAGATGGCTCAGGAGACCTTGAACCAATTTGGACATCACAATCTCCTAACGCGGCACCTTGGAGTTCATCAGAAAGGATTATAACAGTTGGAGCTCCGCAACACTTTTACTTTGGACTTAAAAAAGGTAAAACCGCTTTTGATAGATTTGCAAAACAATGGATAAACTTTGAAACTATAACTGATTAATATGGGTAATAGAATTGATACACGAGTTGTTTTAGGTTCATTAAGGTATAAATCAGCTCCTGACACTAATTTATTTTTTCAGGTTCCTTTAGTACAAAATACTAAAGAAATAACCGAATTTGATAGAAGTATTGATGTTGGATTAGAACAAGTATATGATGATGAACGTCAAAAGTCTGATATATTTAGACCTACGGCTAAATTCGCTCTATTATTTAATAATTCCTATAGTGGTCAAACTAATTATCCACCATTTGAAAATAATTTATATTACTTAAATTCTGATGTTGC